TTAACTTTCAGTCACACTCAAATTATCCATGACATCTTTAGTTCTTCTAGACTCTATATTATCACGACTTTTAAATCTATGCTCATAAAATTGTCGTGTAATTGCTGGAGAGGCATGTCCGACCCTCTCTGATACATACCTAACATCCACTCCGTGATTAATTAGGTAAGTAATATGTGTATGCCTCAAAGAATGCATGATTTTATCATCAATCCCCGCCTTGATTAATAATCTTTTAAAAGTTCTATAAACAATAGAGTGAGAATAATTAAAGAGAGATCTACTCATATCAGTATCCATTTCAAATAATTTCTTTTTAATATACTTAGCATCTTCAGAAGATATATCGACTATTCGTTTTGCACTATCTGTTTTAGTACCATCAATCATTACTGTTTCATTTTTGAAATTAAAGTTAGAAATTTTCAGTCCATTAACTTCACTAAATCTCGCTCCGGTTACGCAAAGAATGTAGAGGAGCAACGCTTTCCTCCTAGGATCAGATTTTAACAAATCCAAGAACTTCTCATACTCATAATCCTCCATGTATTTAACGTGCTCTGGCATACCTTCTATTTCACTTGTGATGATCGCATTGAATGTAGGATCCTTATCTACCAAACCATCATAGATGGCTTGTCTGTAAGAGGCTTTGACGGGTTGGTGCTTCTTATCTATCGTGCCTTTTGTATAGTGTTCTCCTAAAAAGTTTAAATATGTTTGATATTCACTTTGTATTAGATCCTTTAATCTGAGGTTCTCTCCGAAATAATCATTGATATCCTTCTGTGCCCTCAAATACCTATTGTACGTTTTATAGGTTACCTTTTTCAACTTGTAAGTATCAACCCAATCCAAGAAGTAATCTTTAAATAACATGTTCATATTTTTAATTTCTGAATTTGATGGATTGCTGAGGATATCTTTGATCATCATATCCGCTTCTTTTTTAGTTGCTAATCCTCTCTTCCTATAACGTTTGTGCTGATAGGTGAAGTCAAATCCCCATCTGCCATTAATCTTTTTTGGTTTCATTTATATCCTCCTCAATATATTTTGAGTTTGGCAACAAACATTTCAAGCCTTTTTAATGCCAGGTTAAATGGCACTTTAAAGTAGGCTGCTAAATCTGCAGCTTCATATAATTCATATCTTTTAATCAGGTGTCCAGGCATCATCAATAAGATTGCGAATTTATCAGCCTGACTTTCCTGGTATTCATTAAACATCCTAGTCATGCAATACTGCTTTGTAGAGTGGAGCATCATGTGACCCAACTCATGACAAAATGCCAACCACATTTCGTAAGAGGTATTACGTCTCAATAAAATAATGTCGTTACCTTGATATCGTACATAGCAATCGGAATCTTCATTAAATCCAATTTTTATATCAAGAACATGTGCTAAATGCTCAATTTTCAAATCACTAAAATCACAAATATATTTTTCTGCTAACTGATCTACCACTTCATCAACACTCATGTAATCCCCCTTGATTCAAATTAGAACATATGTTCTATTTAAAGTCTAAAAAAGTACCGACCACCAATAAAACCAGTGGTCAGCCGGTTAAAATTTATTAAATTCCTGGATGAGCAAACCAATAATTAGCTGCTCCATCTATCTTATCTATAACCATAATTTTATCATCAGATAATTCATCTAATATCTCTTGGGTAAATTCAGCTTCATAACCTGTTTGTAAATTTGAGTTACCATATTTATCAATAAACTCCATCTCCACTTTAATGTTTATAAAACCATAGTTATGACCAGAATCTTTTAAGGCATAGACAACATCTGCAATATCGCTCTTAGCACTCTTTTCAACTCCCCACAAATACCCTGTACCATCTATAGTGACTTTGGGTTGAAACAATTCTCCGTCTTTTTCTACAGTTATCTCTTTTATATCGTCATTAGACTCTTCAATAATTGTTTTTATATCTTCTTCAGGGGAGATATCTTTATTTTTATCTTTTTCATCTGAAGAAGTCGTTTTTGAATCGGGTTCATCTTCCTTTCCTTCATTCTCTTTGGTGACTTCAGAATTTAACTGAGCCAACTCTTCGTTTTCTTTCTCCAATTCTTCTATCGAATTCTCTAATTCATCAATCTTAGGTTGAAGTATTTCAGATTTGCTTTCCTTTTCTGATAACACTTTTATTTCTTCGTCCTTACCTTCTATGATTTCCTGCTTCTCGCTAATATCATTTTCTAGCTCCGTGATAATACTATCCGAACCAGTAACGTCAACTTGCTCATTGCTGTTTAACGTTTCAATCTCTTCATTAAGAGCAGCTACTTCTTTTTCCAGTTCGGATACTTCCCCTTCATACTCTTCGATACTTACTTCATGAGCTCTTATCTCAGTTCTTTGTTGTGTCATGACTTTACTTTCATCAGTTAGTGTAGTCCCGAAGAAAACGAATAGAAGAAATGAAGCGAGGAGTAATCCACCAGATATATATGCATTCTTTTTCCAATTTTTCTTTCTTAATATAGAAATTAAAGTTAGAACAAAGAATATAGCAAAGGCTATGAAACTGAATAATAGCATGAAGAAAATTACCATATCCATCTACATTCTCCTTTTATGTTTAATATTTACATCCTATTATATATAAGAGGATAGCATTTAACTATCTTTATTTTCTCTATGTACTAAAAATTCTATCTGCTCATTGATAGTTTGCCTGATCGCTTCTTGTTTTTCTGGCGGCAAATCATAAAAACCCTCTATATCTTTAAACATGATCGCTTCAGCTTCAGAGAAATGATCTCTGGGTTCAACTTCGTCATTTCCTAGTAAATAGTCAGTTGTAACATTGAAGAGTTTCGAAATAAGCACAAGCATTTCGTTATCGGGATTCCTGTGTCCATACTCATAACTAGAGTAAGTACTACCTGCTATACCTAATCTTTTAGCAGTCTCAGTTTTAGTCCATCCCTTTTTCTCTCTTTCCTTAATCAATCTCTTCTCATTCATAATGACTCCTGCTTTCATGAATTGTACTGTACATTAATTATATTCTAATTACTCGTAAAGAGAAATATATTTTACGAAAAGAGTAAATAAATGTTGACTTACTCAAATCGAGTGATATAATAAACTTATAAGTTACTCAAAACGAGTAATTAATCGGTTGTCGATATGAAGGTTATTAAGCGAAAGCGAGCGATGATATGAGCCGCACCTTAAAACATACAATGGTCATTGCGACGATGTAACCTTGATGTGGGCAACCGATAGAAAGGAGGGCATTATGGCTCATACTCTGGAAGAAATTAGAAAGGCTAAAGGCATCACCCAAAAGCATGTAGCGATGCAACTAGGATACAAGTCATCATCCCATTATAGTCAGATAGAAAAAGACAAAGACTATGTTCCTCGCCTGGATATGGCTTACAAATTGTCTGAGATACTCGGCGAACCACTAGACGTCTTGTTTCCTAACGAAAAAATTTTAGATTGAATTTACTCGAATCGAGTAGATAGGAGGAGTTAGATGAATCAGTTACAAGTATTTGAACAGGATGGAGAACTTTATACAGATAGCAGAGAAGTTGCAGTGATGACCGAAAAGAGGCACTCAGACTTATTACGAGATATAGAAAATTACAAGAGTGCAATTTTACAAAACGCAAATCTGCGTTCTGATGATTTCTTCATAGAAAGTCATTATCAGGCGGGCACCGGAAAAATGTATAAGAACTACCTACTCACTAAAAAGGGTTGTGACATGGTCGCCAATAAAATGACCGGAGAAAAAGGCATCCTTTTCACAGCAATGTATGTGGATCAGTTTTACAAAATGGAGAGCTACATCAAATCAAAAGAGTATAGTTTGCCAACAACTACAGAAGGCGTTCTTGAATTATTCTTCAAAATGCACAAAGAAGATAGAGAAGTTATTAAGGAGATTAAACATGATATGCGAAACATCCGAGAAATAGTATCTCTCGATAGTAAAGACTGGAGAAACGATACAAATAAAGTGATTAATCGAATCGCTCAAACTTTGGGGGGCGGCATGTATCACAAGGATGTGAGAAGCGAGGCATATCAGAACTTGGAGACGAAAGGTCGCTGCAATCTTGATCTACGTGTCAACAACCGAAAGGCTAAGGCGCTTGCTAACGGACTATCAAAGACTGCTGTTCAGAAAATTTCTAAGTTAGATGTAATTGCAGAAGAACCGAGGTTAATTGAAATCTATATTTCTGTAGTACAAAAGATGGCGATCAAGTATGGTATCAACTTCGATGAATTAGAGCAATAAAACTCAAAGAGGAAAGAGTATTGCTCTTGTGAGGTTGAGTAAGCGCTGACCAGGCATTCAATCAATAAATTAAACAAATAACTATGTATTCAATTTACCAATCATCCAAGTAAACATACAACCATTAAAAATATACGGGGAGGAAACTTAATGAAACAGTCCATTTCAAATTTCAGAAAAAGAACGGATGTTACTCAAGAAGCAATCGCTATTGATTTAGGAACTAATAAGTCGAATATTTCCAACATTGAAGCAGGCAGAAGAACTGGATCAATGAGCCTATATGAAAAAGCTTTTAAGAACAATGATGACCCTTACTTTCTAAATGACTTAGTTTTCGAATCGACCTCTGGTTATGGAGTGCCAACGCCGAGTGACGAAGTGTACTGTGATCACCGCTTATCCATCAGGTACAGGTTACGCAAAGAAATAGCAGAAATGCAGGAAGCTCTGAAGAATCATCGATTAGATAAGCATCCAGAACATCTGACAGAAGAGGAGCAAGAGCAGGTTAAATTAATCGTCTCTGAAATGTTAGATGCGGCATTCGAACTAAATGCAATGTTGATGAAGCTCTCAGAGGATTACTCGTTCATTAACTTAAGAAAAGTATCTAAAAACAGAAACTTGAGATACCGAATAGAAAAACGTATTGGAAGGTGATTGCTATGGCACAAACAATTGTCATCGAATCGAAGGACCAGCTTATTGAAATGTTCAAGGAAGTGGCAACTGAGATTAGCAAGGATGAAAGGCTTTACGCAGATACCAAACAATTCTCTGAAGAGGTAGGGCTGACACTAGGATTTTTTAAAGAACATATATTACACCATCCAGATTTCTCGAAATGTGTAATTCAAATGGAGAGAAAGTTCTACATTAAACGATTTGAAGGTCGTGAGGTGTTACAAAAAATAATGGACGAATACAGAAAGTAGGGGTTAAGGGTGAATGCAATGGATCATATTGTTTTGAAACTTAGTGGGTTTGAACCTGGTTCAGACTCTGAAAAAGAGTACAAGAAACAAACTAAAGAACTTGTCCTCTTGGCCTGTCCGGAGAATAATAACAAGGGCTACTGGAGGCTTCTGATTCACAGGAAAGATGGTATAGCAGGCAGCTACACCTTCCAGAGAGTGGAACACCTCATAGACTTCACAGATAGGTATTTAAGAAAGAATCTAAATGAAAGCAGGTGGATGTAATGAAAGAAGCTATAGCTTTGACGGTCTTCGGATTAATGGTGATTGGACTAGGGCTCATATTCATTGGCTTGAAGGTGGTAGGTTTATCAGCACTTTTTATTTCGATTATTTTTTGCATCATAACAGGATTGCCATATTTCGCAAAAAGAGAAGTTGAAGGGAGGTGAGGAGGAATATCCAGAATCACTCAAATAAAAACGCCCTGCGACAACAGGACGTAAAGATAAATAAACATATCTAAATTATAACATTGGAGGACTAAAAATGGAATTCAAGTTAAAGAAGTTAACGCTCGAAAATTTCAAAGGTTTTAAATCATACGATATTGAACCCGATGGAAAGACAGTCAGAATTCTAGGAGCAAACAAAAGTGGAAAGACAACGTTGGCAGATGCTTACAACTGGATTTTATTCAATAAAGATAGTTTGAACAAAGCTGATTTCGGTATCAAGACACTCAAAAATGATGAGACGATAAGCGGTTTAGATCATTCGGTGGAAGCGATATTCGAAATTGACGGCAAAGAAGCTTCTCTGAAGAAAACCTATAAAGAGAAGTGGACGAAAAAGCGTGGGCATCACAGTACAACACTTACCGGTCACGAAACAGTTTATGAGATCAATGGCGCTCCTAAGAAAAAGGCTGAATTCAATGACTACATCAAAGAATTTATTACAGATATGGAAGTCTTCAGATTGGTATCTGACCCACTCTATTTCAGCACTTTAGACATGGATAAACGCAGAGACATAGTAATGGAAGTGACAGGTGGCATTGACGATCTACAAGTTGTTGAGAGTGATGACAACTTGAATGAACTAAAACCGTTATTAGAAAAATACACGATGGAAGAACTTAAAGATATTAACAAAAGAGATAAAAAGGCAGTCAACGACAAACTCAAAAGTAATCCAATTAGGATTGATGAAATTTATCGAAACTTAGAGGAGGTCGAGACCGCTCCGGAGAGTGTTAAAAAAGAAATTGATGAAATAGAAAAGAAGATTGATATCGAAAGAGAATCAATCAATGACTTGCAGAACGGCGTTACAGTCATTGATTTAAAAAACAAAATGAGAGAGCGAGAACATGAAGTGAAGTTCAATGTTGAGAACTCACTTAGAGCTGCAGAAAACGACTTAAAAGTTTATTTGAATAATTTCGATGAAGGGTCCAATGAAAAACTGAGAAAGCTTTCTTATAAGAATGAAGCGGATAAATCAGATCTAGAGATACACAACTCCAGGTTACTTAAACACAAGGAGCAGTTAAAAGATACTGAAAATCAAACGAACAACTACAGAGAAAACTATAAAAAAGATGCTGAAGAACTTAATAGAACACTTGGAGAACGTAAGGAATTCGAAGTGAAAGATACATGTAATTGTTGTGGTCAGAAGCTTCCAGAAGAAGAAATTGAAGCGCACAGAGAAAGACAGCAAGAGCGTTACAACGAGGAGAGGGCAAAGAGCATCAAGTCACTGAAAGAGAGTTTGGAATCTCTGAGCAATAAAGGCAAAGAATCCAGTGCTGCTGAAGACAATATTAAGGATTTGATTAAAAAGGCCGAAAATGAAATCGAAAGAATCAGAACGGTTGTCGAGAAAAATGAATCTCAAATTAAAGAATTGCAAGGTGACTACATCAATCCAAAAGATACTGAGCAATATAAAGAGTTAAATGAACAGGTCATGGAACTCAAAAAACAATCCGAGATTATAAGTCATCCAAAAAATTTATACGAAAACCTGATTGAAAATGATGAAGAATACAAAAAGTTGAATGGCGAACTCTTAAAATTGTCCAAAGACAATGAGGAAACTACCTCGAAGCATGAGGAAGCCATATCTACTCTCAAAGAAGAGTTGTCTGAAGCAAACACAAGACTTTCACAGATCAACAGCTACAAGAAGGATTTAGAAAGAATCGAAGAACTGAAGGTAGAGCAGGAGGAACTCGCTGAAGAGTATGAAAGGTTAGAAGGTATGGAAGACAAGTTGAATGTATTCACCACATCAAAGGTGAAACTTGTCGAATCCAACATATCTAGCAAATTCAAAAATGTAAGATTCAAACTCTTTAAAGAGTTGCTTAATGGTGGGTTGGAAGAAAGGTGTGACATTACTCTGGACGGCGTACCTTATGACGAAGGGTTGAACACTGAAGGGAAGATGAATGCAGGGTTAGACATCATCAATACTCTTTCTAAGCATTATAACTTCATTGCTCCAATCGTTATTGATAACGCCGAGTCAGTCACTGACTACATCGATACAGAAGGACAACAAATCAGATTAACGGTCAGTGCTAAAAATAAAAAATTGAAAATGGAGAGTGTAGATAATGAGTAATAAAGAATCTAACAACGAATTACAAGAGCGATCCGTCAAGTACACAGTTAATGGCGAGGAGGTCAAGCTCTCCCCAAATATCATAAGAAACTTTTTGGTTAGCGGAAATGGCGAGGTCAGTGATCAAGAGGTCACGATGTTCTTGCAGCTCTGCAGATATCAAAAGTTGAACCCATTCCTCAATGAAGCTTATCTAGTCAAGTTTGGCAGTCAACCGGCAAGCCTAATCGTAAGTAAGGAAGCCTTCATGAAGAGAGCTGAATCACACAGTAAGTATCAAGGATTGGAAGCAGGAATCATTGTGGCTAGAAAAAATGAAATGGTGGATATAGAGGGTGCTATAAAGCTTCCAGAAGACGTTCTAATCGGAGGATGGGCGCACATTCACAGAGAGGATAGAAAGCATCCGGTTAAAATCAGAATCTCATTTGAAGAGTTTTCCAAAGGACAAGCGACATGGAAAAATCAGCCGATGAACATGATCAGAAAAGTAGCAGTTGTGAACGCATTAAGAGAGGCATTTCCGGAGTCCCTCGGAGCAATGTATACAGAGGATGAAACTCCGCCTAACAACGATATAAATCAAGTGACAAACGTACAACGAGAGATTGAACAAAACGCTAATAAGCAGCATCTAGACTTCAAGCCGCAAGAGGAAGTGCCACAGCAAGTCATACAGCAGGAAGAACCTGAAATGGCAGATGTAACACCGGTAGAACCAAACCCTTATGAGCAAGAACAACACGAAGAGCAAATGTCGATAGACAGTAATCCGGACTTCTAAATGAAAATACAGACGATTTCTACCGGAAGCAAGGAGGGTAACGCCTTCCTGATAGATGATGGCCACACCAAGTTATTACTTGAGTGTGGGGTCACTATCAAAAAGATTAAAAAGGCGCTTAATTACAATCTCAGTAGTGTTAAGGGATGTCTCATTACTCATAGGCATGGGGATCATTCAAAAGGCCTTGAAGGTGTGCTGAAAAGCGAAATTGATACGTACATTGGGAAACTTGAGAAAGAAGCATTGGGTATCAAGCATCATAGATTTCACGGCATAGAGCCCCTGGAGCAGTTCTCAATCGGTACATGGACCATATTACCATTCTCTGTAGAACACGATACAGAGCAGCCTCTGGGCTATCTGATGCAATCGACAACAGGCGTTAAGCTATTGTTCGCTACAGATACTTACTACATCAGGTACTTTTTCAGTGGCATCACTCATATGTTGATCGAGTGCAATTACTCGTCTGAGAAGCTGCAGGCAAACATGGAGTCGGGCATTGTGCCATATTTTCTCGGCAAGCGGATTATGAAATCCCACTTATCTGTAGAAAATCTCGTAGCGTTTCTGAGGTCTTGTGATTTATCAAAACTGCAGGAGATCAGATTAATACATCTGAGTGATACCAATTCAAATGCTGATTTATTTAAAGATGAAATTCAGAAAGTTACTGGCATACCAGTTTATATAGAAGATTAAAAAGAGGAGGGTTTAAATGATAAATCGAGTCGTTCTTGTTGGTCGACTGACAAGAGATCCGGATTTACGGGTCACTCAAAACAATATTTCTATCAGTAACTTTAATTTGGCGATAAACAGGCCTTTCACCGACCAAAACGGCGAAAGAGGTGCCGACTTTATAAACTGTATTGCATTCAGAAAGATTGCTGAGAACGTTAATAAATATGTGAAGAAAGGAAGTCTCGTCGGTGTCGATGGCAGGATTCAAACAAGGAATTATGAAAATAAGGAAGGTCAGAGAATATATGTGACTGAGGTCGTCGCTGACTCGGTGCAGTTTCTGGAACCAAAGGGCACAAATAACAATCAATCAAACAGCAACTCAGCAGAGAGGCATTCCTATTCGAACAATCAGAGGTACGGCCCAGCACCAGGTGGAGAATCAAGAGGTAACAACAGTAAGCCTCAGCAATCAAAGTTGGAAGAGAATCCATTCCAAGATGCAAATGGACCAGTGGATATCGACGATGACGATTTACCGTTTTAATCAATAAATTAAACAAATAACTGGAGGACAATATGAAACTTCAAAAACTAGACCTATCAAAGATAGCGAATGGCGCAGTTCAAGAGCATTTCGAACGTGAACTAGAAAAAGTCATGGAGAATATTTTAGATATAAATACTGACCCTAAGAAAAATAGAACTATCACATTGAAGCTAAAATTGTCCGCTGATGAAAACAGAGAAATCATAGCTGTAGAAGCGGCAGCATCATCCAATGTGGTGAGTGTAGAAGGCACACCATTCAACATGGCTACCGGAGTAAATGGAGACGGCGAACGCATTGTAAATGAGTTGAAATCCGGAGCAATCGGACAAGCTTATATTGATGATGACGGCGACGTGAAGAATGACGATGGCAGCAAGCCAGAAGGTCCGCAAGAAGAAAATAAAAACGTTAGATCGTTATATAACTAGGAGGAATTATAAATGTTGAAAGAAGCGATGAATTGGTTGAAGTATGAATTTCAAGAGACTGAATTTTATGAAGAGCACGGCGAAAGATATTCGAACACGAGCCTCTATAAATTAAAAGAGCCAGTCAGAAGAGAATTGGAGACCCACTCACTAACTGGTCTGGTCGATTTTCTGAAAGATGACTTCGATAAAGACGATAAATTAATTGTTCAAATCATGAATGAGCGAAAAGTATTTGTGGAAACTCAACTGAACAAGAACAAAGAACGTGAAGCCGTCATCGTCGCCCTTGCTGATGTACCTGATAAAACGTTGAATAATTACATGGATCTCGAAAAATTTAATATACAACTCCAGTCATTATTTGTCGAAACAGATACGCAAAGAAAGATTTTGAGCATTATTGGAAATCTGAAGACAGAAAACGTAAAAAACGTAGGTGATAACGGAACGACGCAGCTTGTCGAAACAAAAAAAGGAGTGACGATGGCCCAAGAAGAAGTCGTGCCGAATCCGGTTGAATTGAAGCCTTTCAGGACATTTACAGAAATCCCTCAGCCGGAATCGATGTTCGTGTTCAGACTCAGAGAATTTCATGACGGTGCACAAGCCGCACTGTATGAAGCGGATGGCGGCGCATGGAGGAATCAGGCAAGGTTAAACATCAAATCATATCTTGAAGAGGAATTAAAATCCGACATCAAAGAAGGGCGCATCCTCCTAATTGGTTAATAGAAAATACTGAAGGTGATGACATGCAACGGATCACTAAATATATCCCAAACAACAACGGCTCATATACAGCTGTTGTCGAGGGATTGGAGTTAGGGAACGACGAAACCCTGATGTTAGAGAATGGAATTTCTGTTCCAGTAGATGTAAATGTCCATAATCCATACCGTATCAGCTCCAAACAGCGGAAGAAGATATTTGCCCTTGTAAATGATATAGAGGCTCACACAGGACAGCCTAGAGACTATATGCGCTACATGTTCCAAGACTATGTGCAGCTAATTCACGGATATGAAGAACCTGTATCACTATCGAACTGCAGTAAACAGACTGCAGGACAAATCATCGATGTAATCATCGAGTGGGTCTTCTTGCATCATATCCCTTTGAATTATCGAACAAGTGACTTAATGAGAGAAGATAACCGGTTCTTATATCTTGCAACAGTCAACAGGCAGTGCGTGATATGCGGTAAACCAAATGCACACTTAGCTCATTACTACGCTGTAGGACGTGGCAGGAACAGAAATACAATAGATCACTTTGGCAACTACACCTTAGGACTTTGCTCGAACCATCATGGAGAGCAGCATCAAATTGGAATAGATTCATTTAATGAAAAATACCATCTGATCAACAGTTGGATAAAAGTAGATGACCGGCTGAACAGGTTGTTAAAAGGTCAAAAGGAGAGAGCGGAATGACAGTCGATGAAATCATGTTAGAAACAAAAACTGGAGAAGAGTACAGGAATCATATCAGAAAGATTGGAGAACGGAACAGATTAGAGCGTGAGACTAAAAAGAGGCTTGAATATGAAAGAAGTAATTCATGGGCAGTTTATCAACTCCAACATTTATTCAGAAGTTGGTAGGAAGGAGAAGGCAATATGAGCAAGCATAGATATGTGCATGTGGCATTTTGGCAAGATGCTTTTGTTCTGGATTTAACCCCTGAAGAGAAGTATTTCTACCTCTATTTAATGACAAATTCAAAGACCAGTCAGGTGGGAATATATGAACTTCCAAAGAGGGTTGTCGAACTAGAAACTGGATATCACAGAGAAACTGTAGACAAACTTTTACAGAGATTTATCGACTACGGGAAGGTTAAATATTGTGACGAAACCAAAGAAATAATGATTATAAATTGGGTGAAACACAACTGGAATCCGAGCACAAACGTACTAAAACATGTCGCAGGTATTCTCGAAGAAGTGAAAAATACAGATTTTGTAAAAGAATATCTTGAACAGGCTTCAAACAGCGGTGTATCAACGAAAATGATACAGTTCATAAGCCCCTTAGAAGCCCCTACCAAGCCCCTACCCGACCCTATGCAAGAAAGAAAAAGAACAAGTAAAGAAAAAGAACAATATAAAGAACAAGAACAACAACAAGAAAAAGAGAAAGAAACAGAAGAAAAAATTGGTGTCGGTGTCATCTTCGAAAAATATTCAGAGTTGGGATTTGGATCAGTGAATGGATTTACTGCAGAACAAATAAATCTACACTTAGAAATATTTGAACCCGAAGTAATTATCAAAAGTTTGGAAGTTGCAAGTAATAACAATGTTCAAAAACTCTCTTACGTAAATGCAATTTTGAACAATTGGAAAAACAGAGAATTGACTACCATCGAAAAAGTCGAAGCGGAAGAGAAAAAGAAAATGCAAGAGCAGTATCAATCCGGTCCAAAATCTTACTCTCAAAAGATGAGAGAACGTCCAGGAGAGAAAGTGCCTGATTGGATGAATGAGAAACCAAAAAATAAACCAAAGACCGAGAAACAATTACAAGCTGCGGATGATCCAGAGTTCGCAGCAATGATAAGCGAGTTTAGAAGTAAATAAAATTATTGAGGGGCAGTGCAAATGACAATGTTACTAACATTTCTTTTAATTCTAGGATTTTTTGCAGTTGTGATGATGGTGACTTTCACAATCAGCGAAATTCAAAATATAAAAATGAAAAACCGGGCAAAAGACGAACTCATTGAACGCAAGGGAGGAGGTGTCGCTCGTGAAGATAACAAGTAATTTAATTAATGGCGAAGTGCATTGTTTGCTATCTCGCTTTGAGTTCCAACTAGGAAAAGTTTATCCGAAAGACCTCTACAAACTGAAATTTGTAAAGAAAGTAGCGAAGCGGCTCCACTCTGTAGCTCCAGATCTAAAGACTAATATCAGCGACCAAGGAGATGGATATTACTTAGCTTTTGAAAACATGAGAAAGACGAGGGGAACAAAATGACTAAACGTGGAAGGCCAAAAACGGATGCTATTTATAAAGTTTTTGACGTTATGGCCAAACATGACTTTAACGTAAAGTCTGCCTCTCAAGACTTAAAAATAACTAAGTCGGCGATTTACAGCATTAAAAATCGTAATAAAGAAAAATGGGCGGAATTACTAAAACAGCATAACGAAAAGCAGGGTGAGGAATTGGTAGATATTAAAGAAAACCATTTGATCAGAGCTTCGGATAAAAGAATTGATCGAAGCAAAAGGGGAGTCAAATCTGAAATGGCCGAAAAATATGTTAATAAAACATTCAAAATCTCTGATGAGAAACAAAAATCTAAAAAAATTCAAAATCTTAGGTCGGCTAAAGAGCAAAGTGAACACGAGAAATCTAAGAAACAGCCGGTAAATGCGATGAGGTCCCCAACAGGTGAATCAATCAAAGAAGAAAATAAAAGATTGATTTCACAGAATGAGGAACTCGGCCAAGCGTTGGATCGTGCAAACAAGGAAAAATCAGCAGTAGCGGAAGAACATAATAGCCTGATAGATGCTTATGAAAAAATTAAATCCGAAATCGAGAATTACAGGACTGCTCATAAAAATTTAACCGAAGATTACGAGAAGCTTAGTAAGGCGACGGCACATTCGATAAGTGAAGAACAAAAATTCAGCAAAAAGCTAGAAGAAAAGATTGAGGACATAAAAAAGATGAAGCGGTCTGTTGATACAAGTGTTATCGTACTCAGCGATTACTTAGTCAAACTAGGAAAGGTCTATGTAGATGGCGAACACACTCTTGTATGTGCTGAAGACATGAATGATTATAATCCATTGTCATTGAAGGATGCTAAGTCTGTTGCAGAGTTCACTGGTGGCCAAATATACCAGACTGCAATTGTCCCTCACGGCGGCGAGGTTGATTGATTAAAATACTAGAACTTTTTGGTGGCATCGGATCGCCCAGAAAAGCCTTGATAAATCTAGGTATAGAACATAAAGCGATTGACTATGTGGTGATTGACGAAAAAGCAGTCAGAACTTATAACGCACTTTACGACAATCGCTATAAAGCGCAATCAGTCATTGGATATAACCTCATGCCGGATATTATGATTCATGGATCACCCTGCCAAGATTTCAGCAGGGCCGGCAAGAGGCTCGGTGGGAATGACGAGGACAAGACCAGGTCCTCTCTGATGTGGGAAACATTAAAAATCATAGAGAACTTAGGGGTGTGGAAACCGAAATTTGTCGTTTGGGAGAATGTCAAAGGCGTTTTGGATAAAGATATGATCCACTCTTTCGGGAAATACATCACTCAAATGGAGCAACTCGGATATACCAATAATTTCAAAGTTCTAGATGCTAGGGATTTCGGAATCCCTCAAAAACGATTAAGAGTTTTTGTAGTATCGATACTCGGAAATAAAACATTTAATTTTGATAATCTGGAAGAAAAGCCAACAAGACCGATATGCGAGTTCTTAGAAACAGATGTCGATGACAGTTACACAGTAAAGTCACACTCGATGTTAAAGAATATTCGTGGTAGTAAAGAATTCATACCACCCTCAGAAACGAAATTTAAAGGACGCATTGAGGTCATTGAAGATTATGCATGGACGATTACTACAAAGCAAAACCGCAATCCTAACAGTGGAGTAATAAAGCTAGGAGAGAATAAATACCGAATGATTACCGAACGTGAGGCTTGGAGGTTGATGGGATTCAGTGATGAAGATTTCGATGAAGTCGAAAAGACTCAACAATCGACCACACTATATCATCAGGCCGGAAACTCGATTGTAGCTGACGTACTGGAAGCGATATTCAAAGAGTTGCTATTCCCTAATAACAAGCAGAGTTTTAAAGGTCAAATGTCATTGGATTTTATAGGAGTTGAATAGATGGAACAGCTATCAATTTTTGATAAACCTAAGAAAACCACAAAAACTTTTCAGTTGCATAGCAAAAAACGCTTTGAATACCTAGTTATCCCTGTCCAGGACGGCTTCAAGTTGATAAAGATACATCCAGGTCATGAAATGGAATTAAGGCTCTCTAAAGAGCAATACAGCGATTTTAAAGAAAAGAGAAAATTAAAAGAGGTGTTCAAGTGACCAAACATTGGACTCAAGAAGAAAAAGAACTTTTGGAAGAAAGTTGGGGGCTTGTGAGTAAAACCACCATAGCTAGAAATCTAGGTAGAAGTTTCAGCGCAATTGAACAGAAAGCTTACAGGATAGGATTAGGCTCTTTCCTAGAAAGTATGGACGGAATAACAATCTCTCAGCTTTCCGATGCAATACAAATACATTATGGGATTTTGAAGAATTGGGAAGAAAAGTATGGTCTACCTGTAAAGATTAAAAAGCTGACGAATAATAAACGAGTGAAATTCATCCGATATAAGGACTTTTGGAGATGGGCCGAAACCAACAGACAAATGATTGATTTCACTAGATTTGATAAATACACAATCGCTGAAGAGCCAGAGTGGGTGGATGAAGCCAGGAAATTAGCATTCAAAGCTAAAGAATATAAACCGATGCCGCATAATACGCCATGGTCCAACGAAGAGATAGCGATTCTTAAGAGCATGATGAAGCAAGATAAAACATACCCTGAAATTTGCAAAAGGATAGGACGATCTCATGGAGCGATTAAGCGTAAACTAAATGACCTCGGTATTAAGCACAGGCCAGTGTATTTAAACAATAAGGTGAAATACACTCCTGAAGAAGAGAGAGGTATGACCAGAATGCTTGAGGGTGGTTATAGCATCGAACACATCGCAGATATACTCGACAAGAGTCAGGCGGGTGTTAGAGGGAAATTCGAGCGTATGGGTTATCGATTTAAAAACGGAGTTCCTTACAAAGAAAAAGAGATGGCTTAAACAAGGAGGTTTACAGATGGATGAAGTGACCTATAAAAGGCTACAAGAGAAAGTAGAATATCTGAAGGGCGAGAATCAGAGCTTGAAGAACCAACTCAAGAGACGAGACAAAAAAATAAAAAACATCAAAATGAATGGTCCGGACGCAGGCTTGATTAAGGCAAATGTGAAGCTCATGGATGAATTGAATGACCTGAAAGAAAAAATTCAGAATGAAAGTTTATAAGAATATATCGGCGTCTGCAATCCTTACATATGGATTGTACAAGTTGATAGTCGGATAAATCCAAAAAACACTCGAGGAGGACGTTGTATGAAGGCGACTGGAATTGTAAGGAAAGTTGATGAACTCGGAAGAATTGTTGTACCAATCGAACTAAGAAGAATGATGAATATCGATGTCAGCGATCCGCTGGAAGTTTTTACAGAAAAGGACTTAATCATCCTAAGGAAGTATGAGCCGGCATTGACATGTGCGATAACCGGGGATATTTCAAAAGAAAATGTATCATTTGCAGATGGAAAAATCGTGCTCAGTCAAGAGGGCGCTGAGGAATTATTAGAAAGTCTCAAAGAGGAGTTTGGTTTATGAGGATATTCATCTGCGGAGGAGCTACAGCACTATTTTTCGGTTTAGTTTTTGTAACGCTCATCCCTGAAAGATATATGCACTTGGGAGATATGGTGATGTATTCAGCATTTATCAGTGGTGCAGTGTCACAAATGATTAAACAAATTAATGAAGATGCAGGAGGTTCTGGAAATGACAGAAAATAAAAAAGTTATGGAAAAGTGGAACGGTGACTTTGCTACCCTTTACAGAATCGATGACATATTAGTGTTTTACCCAAAGAAAAGAGACCCGGACTACTTATACGAGCAAGAAGTGAGTATGGATGAAGTGGTCAAATCATACCCTTACAAAGCGATTTCATTTGAATTGGATAAGGTACCTGAAGATGTCTGGATGGACTTGACATTCAAATGGTCAGGGGAGGATAAAGCAAATGAAGTTCAAACCAAAGGAAGACAAAACTGTCAAAATTACGGATAGTTCGCAGGTCGGAGGAAAACAACATTTAATAATCAAAGGAGAAATGACATGAAAAAAACTTTACTAGGATTTATAGCAGGGGCTTTATTACTAATTGGAGCAGGGTCTATTGCCTATGCGAATGGATGGATCTCATTCGAGGGAGATACTCAAATATCAGAGTCTACAGGACATCTAGAGGAAATTATGGACATCTTAAGAGCTGAAAACGAGGGTAGGATATCAGCGGAAGAGCGAGGGCGGTTAATCGCTGAAGAGCTAGAACTCTATAAAGAAAACAATCCACCCGGACTTGTTAATAAGATCGATGAATTAAAAGATGAAATCGAGCAATTGAAAACAGATAACGCTACATTATCGACCGATTTAAATGCAAAACAAAACGAAATAGAAGAAAAGAACACACAAATCGACAATTTGAGAACAGAAAGAGATAACTTACAAACTCAATTAGATAACGCTCCGGACCAAGAATATGTAGATAACTTAGAAAGCGAACTACAAACGGCAAATGAAAATTACAATGGCGCTGTTGATAGAATTTCAGAGCTAGAAGGACAATTACAGAACGCTCCTGATCAAGAATATGTAATTCACTTGGAAGCAGAACTGTTAAGAGCGAATGAAGTTGTAGAATCTCATAACAATACAACTCAATCTGCAGTAGAAGAAGCAAGAGAAATAGGAGGTGAGTAGATGAAACCTAAAAATATGGGAGAACTAATAGGAATGATACTCGTTTCATTAGTTTTGCTTTTAGTTATTTCCTGGTCAGTAATCCTCACATACGGATTGTATAAATTGATAGTCGGATAAATCCGAATAACAGAGTTGATTATTGAAATGGAGGAGGATTCAGAATGACTAACAAGTATCCTAGGGAATTTATTTATAACGACCACGGAAGAAATGGCTCCGGTGAGATGTGGATATTAAACAAGCGACTGTCTTCTGATGAGCGTATAATTTATGAGTCTTACGGAGAAGGCATGATCAAATTGCCAGACATGAGCGAATGGAATGTTACAGAAGAAGAAATGGAAGCAAGAGCTGCTGAGATCAAAAAACTTGCGAGTGGATTTGAAGGCGAAATTTATCTGGATGATTACATTGCTCAGTACAGCAACTACTTATTTTGATTAGGAGAGTGGATGGAATGGACTTAGACAAATTTTCAGAAGCCCTGGAGGAGTAGATATGATAATTACAATCCTAATGTCAATAACCGGGATAATGACCGGTCTGTATTTTGCAAAACGCCATGAAGTGCAGATTTGGAAAGATTACGCCAAGAAGAGAGATGAAGAAATGTTGGAGCTGCACAAAAAGCATTCACAAATAAAGTTAGAACTGTACGAAAAACAATTAATTGAAAGAGGTAAATAAATGAACACTATCAGCATAAAGAAGTTACACCCAGATGCAATTATACCTACAAGATCTCATGAGACAGATGCAGGCCTTGATATATATGCAAATGAAGATGTGATATTGGTTCCGCAGGCAAAGCACCTTCTGAAGACAGGTATAGCAGTAGACATCCCTCCTGGTTATGTGGGATTCCTTACTTCACGATCAGGAGTCTCCAGTAAGACAAATATCGTTGTGGAGACGGGCAAAATAGATGCAGGATATAACGGAGAGATGATGGTCAATATAAAGAATGATGAACAGGCAAACGAGAGAGAAGTGGAAATCAATAACCGAGAATTAGACAGAGGATTTGAGATGCTCAAGTATGATGTCAAGGGTCAGAAGGTTAAGAATGGCAATCCCTTCGGCATTGCATCGGGCCGAGTGTATCAAATAAGTAAAGGCGATAAGATCGCTCAGCTGGTCATCACTCCTATAGTGACACCTGCAGTAAAAATGGTAGATGAATTCGAAGGGGAATCAGCCAGAGGAAATAAGGGGTTTGGAAGCACGGACGAGGTGTATCCCTGATTATGAGTACAGTGCCTGGTTCAACAGAGGGAAATACGACTAAAAACATATTAGAAGCAGTGAAAGAAATACTAGGGAGGCGTAGTGGTGAATTTGAAAAGCAACAAAGGATTGATTCTCGAATCCGAAGAGATACACCAAAGGATGAATGAAACTATCCAATCGGCATTTAATAAGACTTATGGCAGCAAACCGAATATTAAACCTAAAAATATGCATGAAGCCATAAAGAAGAAACAAAACAATCAGCCGTTCTATCAAGGCGATAAAAAGAAACTGTGGGAGTGATCCAGTGATTGAATTTATTGTGGAAGGAAAGCCTGTACCCCAACCCCGTCCCAGAGTCTTCAGGACAGAGACTGGAAAGTCAAAAGCGGTCAATTCTAGCAGGAGCGTTACTTATAAGCGGCTGGTGAAGCTCACTGCCAAAAGCGAAATGAATAAACGCCGGATGATAATCATTCCTGATCCAATCCCGGTTGCTGTACACCTCAATTTCGTTTATTCAATACCTACCTCTTACGCAAAGAAGAAGAGGCAGTCGGCACAAGACGGCACGTTGAGATATGTGAAACGTCCAGACCTCGACAACTTAGCAAAAGCGATTCTCGATGCATTAAATGGAACAATTTACCAAGATGACTCTCAAGTTGTCGAACTCAGTATCAACAAAGAGTATGGAAACACTGACCATGTATCCATAAAAGTTAAAGATTTGAGCGGAATGAGCGCTCTCAATCGATAAATTAAATGAATAACACATATACACTGAAACCAACACTCAGGAGGGGTTTGCGGATATGAAAGAGATAAATCGGCAAGACATTCAGTTTTTAGAGGAAAAATATAAAAATCATGCTATAATTGTAAACAAGGGCAAAGTAAAGATTGTGGACTTGCTAAAAGAAGGCAATACAGTCATTACAAGCTACGACGGAAGTGTTAAAAGAGTGGAATTCACTCGATCTTCCGACTTCTAAAAACGAATGGGCCTACCAGACAACTGGGGGACACATTATAGCAGCTAAAAACTGTTATTTTGTGTCTCTCTTTTTTATTTCAATTAAAAGGGGTGTTGGGTAATGGGATTTAAAAATAACATTGAAATTATTGAAGCGGATTCCGTAAAGAGGTTGCAAGAAAAGATTAACGAACACCAGGCACTGCTACCAGTAACAAGAGACATTATAGATATCTGTTTCCAAGTGAGTGATAAGAAGTTCTATGCAGCGCTCACAATTGGAGAATTAGAGAAGAAGAGCAAAAAAGAAGATGATGAGCCGAAAGGCAAATCAGCAATCAATCTAATGGGTGGGTGACGTATGAGTAGAACAGAAGAAGCGAGTCATGATGAACACAAAGATTTAATTGAGTACGTAATGAATAATGATTTAAACAACCATGCACTAATAGTAAGCAACGGTAAAGTAAGGGCGACAGAGTTACCTTCGCACGGACAGGTGAGCATAGTCACTGAAGATAGTAAAGTAACCAAAGTACAAGCGAAAACAAGTGAGTTATTCTAATTAAATAAGCGCCTACTAGACAGCTAGGGGACACTTTCGAGGACGGTTATAGACCGCTTCATTGGTGTCCCTTTTTTATTTGAGGGAGGGTTGAATGTGACAAGTTCAAGTTGGGGACATTGGTCGGATCTAATCGAGGATTATAAGGATGAGTTGAGAGACCTGAATGTCAGAAAGAAAGAGTATCAAGCGCCTCTTAAGAAGTTAGAACAAAAGAAGATAGATAGAGAGCCTCTTACTGATGATGAATTGGTGAGGATTGTCGAATTCAAGCGAGAGGTAAGCCTGCTGTCTCAAATGATCACATCCACAACCTATGCTTTGAAATGGTTAAGAAGCGGTAAGTGTCCAGACAATGTAACGAGTATTGAAAACTACTCATATGATCAACGGACGATTGAAGTGGACCCTAAGTTACTAGAAGTGATATATAGCACCGACGATACTCTATACCAAGAACAGGAAGAAGTGAACCAGGAGACGTTATTTAAACTCGAATCCGCTTTATCAACCCTAACAGCAAAAGAAAAGGAGGCCTTCATGCTCTTTGAAGGTCAACAGCTATCGATTGGTAATATAGCAGAGTTCATGAAGGTAAAGCCTTCGACTGTTAATACTATGCTAAGGCGTGCCAGGCACAAAATAAAAGTGAATAAGGACTCAGATATATTCTTACTTGAAGGCGTGCTGTAAGCGCTGAGCCAACTATATATAGACAGAGTGGAGGTGGCACATGTGAAATGAGCAGACAACGTAATCCTAAACGTGATGAATCCAGGAGACTATATTTAGAATCTCGTGGAAAGCTGATGCCAAAAGAGATTGCTGAGAAGCTCAGTGTGTCTCCGAGTCTCATCAGTAAGTGGAAATCCCAAGACAAATGGGAAAAGATTCTCAATGGAGAATTAGCAGACTTACCTTACGACCATTCAAATGGTAAAGGTAAGGTCTCTAGTAATGGTAAAGGTAAGGGCAAGAAGCAGAACTACCAAGCGCCTAAAGGTAATCAATTTGCTAAAGGCAACAGGGGTAATACCAAGCCTAAAACAGGTAATAAAAATGCAGTGAAGCACGGGCTTTACGAGACCATATCATTTGATTTCTTAGACAAGGATGAGAAAGATATGGTCGTTGACATGCTATCGAATGAATATGATCCGCTTATAAATATAGGTGAAACCATTGTCGAGCTGCGGATAAGACAGCGCCGGATGATGAGAAGGATACAGACCTTAGAGGATGACTTATCTGACGAAGAAAAAGAAACGCTGTCTGTCCATCGTATGGTTAAAGACGGAACGGATATAGAAATCATAGATGGTTATGCTATTAAAACGCCTAAGTACAATTTGAAAGAAGTGGAGAGGCACGAAACCTCTTACCGAAAGATAAATGACATCTTACTTATTGAGGAAGCTCTTACTAAGGTGACAGATACCTTGTTGAGGGCAATTAAGACTCGGAATGACATTGAGGAGTCGCTTGACTATAAAAGACCAGGACAATACCTCAAGAATCGTAAGTTGGAAAAAGAACTTGAGCTATTGGATGTTGGACCTGAAGAAGATGTGCCGCTTCAAATCGAAATCATCAGAGCCTCCTCTGAGAAGGGCAGTGATTAAATGGCTGTCATACAGAAAGAGGTTAACCCTCGATTCGAAGACTATGTATTTGATTGGAACCACAAAGAATATCTTCTCGTTGGTGGATACGGCTCCAGTAAGAGTTACCATACCGCATTTAAAATATTGCTGAAGCTTCTATCTGAAAAACGTACTGGAATGGTTGTCCGTGATGTATACGGCACTCATAAAGACAGCACGATTTCATTATTTGAGGAACTGATAGAGGGCTTAGGACTCGCTGATCATCGAACAGTAGGCAGGATTGCTCATGGAAAAATACGTGTGGCTAGATCTCCTTATGAATTGAAGTTTAGCAACGGATCCAAATTACTATTTAAAGGTTTGGACAATCCGGCCAAGCTTAAATCCATCAACAACATCAGCCTGATATGGATTGAAGAGTGCAGTGAGATTAACTATGAGGCGTTCAAAGAACTGCTAGGGCGCTTAAGGCATCCAACTCATAAACTGCACATCATCCTGACGACAAACCCGGTCAGCATGGATAACTGGACATTCAAGCACTTCTTCTATGACGAGCTCGAAGAGCGGCATGTATTAGATGATGAAGAACTTTACAAAAACATGACTATGGTTGCTAACGATACTTACTATCATTACTCAACTGCAGACGACAACTTCTTTTTACCTCAGTCATACATTGACCAATTAGACGAGATAAAAGAGTACGACCCAGACTTGTACAGGATTGCACGTGAAGGACGATTCGGTGTAAATGGCATTAGAGTATTACCTCAAATCGAAGTCGCTCCAAGGGCGTTGATTATGGACGAAATAGCAAGGTCTGAAAACATCATCAAAAGAAATGGATTCGACTTTGGCTTTGTGGAATCGTATAACGCTCTCAGTAAAATGACAATCGATACAGACCGGCAATGGCTCTTCATCACTGACGAATACTATTCAAGAGGATTAACTGATCCTGAAATACTAGAAGACTTGAAAGAGTACTTAGAGTTCGGAGAGTATGTCGGCAGTCGAGTTGTTGGTGGTGAGAGAGTCACTGCCGACCTGGAGCATAAATCAATAGCTTACTACCGTAGGCAAGGATTGGATATGGTCGGTGCTGCCAAAGGACCAAACTCCAGGGTGGCCAACACAAAGAAAGTGAAGCGATTCAAGAAAATCCTCATTGCTGAAGAGTGCAAGCACCACGTTAGAGAGTTAAAGACTCTTACATTTGCAAGAGATAAGGATGGCAAGACCATAGAAGATGACTTTAATATTGATTCACATACATTTTCTTCCATATGGTATGGAATAGAGAACTATCACATTACAGATATTAAACATTCTGATAACAAAACAAGACCGGAAATTAGAAGAAGAGACAGGAGGAGAAGGTAATAATGGCGAAAGCTACCGTTTATAACGTTGACATGGAAAGTGCAAAGCATCCAATCATGAAAACTCAAGATGAAATGTTGAAAAATACAAAAGTGGAAAAGGGAAATCAAATAGAAGATGAAAGTTCTACAACCATAAATCAAGATATTTTAGACCCTCCTTATGAAAACAAACTATTGATATTATTGTGCGAACAATCGTCTATACTGCAGCAATGTATTGATGCATATAAAACAAACATCGCAGGTTTCGGACTAGAAGCGCAAGCCAGAGTAGATACCACCGTGCTGAAAGAAGAAGAGAAAGATGTTGTAGAAAAAGAAGTCAGGGAACTGTCGGGATACCTCAATTACATTAACTTGGAAACACCTATCGAAGAAGTGATTGAAGCGGTTGAAGATGACTTGGAGAAGACGGGCAATGGTTATTTCGAGATACTACGATCGGATGATGGTGAGATATCGACATTTGAACACCTGCCATCTGAAAACATGAGGATATGTAAAAAGGATGAAGAATCTCAAACGATTACAAGAGAAGTAGAAATCAATGGAAAACTGAAGAATAAATCGAGTCAAAAAACATTCAGGAGATATGTGCAAGTGGTAGGTATGAAGAAGGTCTACTTTAAAGAGTATGGACACCCTCAACAATTACACATGAAGACTGGTGAATACAGCGATTCTGTTGACTACGACGACAGAGCTTCTGAAGTGCTGCACATTAAGATTGGTAATGACACTTATGGCAAGCCTCGATGGATAGGTAATGTAATCTCTGCTTTGGGTGCTAGAAAGGCAGAAGAACTCAACTTTTACTACTTCCAAAATGGTAGACATCTACCGGCAGCAATCACTGTTTCAAACGGTATGCTTGACCAAAAATCAAAAGATGACTTGGAAGGCTACATGAAGAATGCTCAGGGCGTCGAGAATGCTCACAAATTCTTATTACTGGAAGCCATGGGAGATACTACAGAAAGCAACACTGGCGAAGAGAAGGTTACGCCTGCGAAGGTAGATATTAAGGACCTCGCTCAAGTCATCCAACAGGATGCACTCTTCTTGGAGTACGATAAAGAGACTCGTAAGAAAATTAGGTCATCATTCCGACTACCTCCAATCTATACTGGGGAAGCTGAAGAATACAATAGAGCGACATCAGACACTGCTAGGGAGATTACTGAAGAGCAAGTCTTCCAACCGGAAAGAAAGAAGATAGCCAGGCGGTTAAACTCAGTGCTGCTTCCTGAATTGGGGATCTACCAAGCAAAACTTGTATTTAAGAACGCCGACTTTAGAGACCCTAAAGAGCTAGCTAAATTAATCCAGCCATTCATCGATGGCGGTGCTGCATCCCCTAATGATTTAAGACCGCTTCTAGGAGAGATTCTAGGTGTTGAGTTGGACGAGTGGGATGAATTTTATGACCGTCCTGTTGTGTTAGGTAGAAGAGGCAACACTGAAATAATTGATGAAATAAGAAGTGGTGAAATACAAAAGAGTGATGACGAGGTCGCCCACCTATTGAAAGATGTAAGAGATGTGCTTTTGGAGATGAAGAATGAACAAGACTGAAACACTTATTGAGAATATTAATAAGTATGTTCATGATATCCAAAAGGGCGACTTGGATATCATCCAAGAATTCGAAGGCAGCGAACACATTCCGAATGCCATTGAAAGATATGAAACGGCGATGGCGAAAGTGTTTAGAGAAGAGTTGAATAGACTGATAGAATTACTCAACTCTTCCATTGCGAAGACTGAAGAAGACATCATATTCAATTCAATGACCTTCGAACAAATGGCAGCTTATTATGGGAATAACCTATTTATCAGTGAAGAGTTCAAAGATGCAACAAAAGATATCAATTCTGAATACTTCAGAGAGATAGTGGAAAATATCACCACTTCGATGATGGAAAGCATTGATCCAGACATTCCATTTGAAGAGCCATCCAGACGGACCACAGAAATTATAGAAGAGTGGTCTGAAGAGTTGTCGAACATCATGCAGTTGAATACCAATGAGCATGTAGAAGATGCCCTTGTGGACGCATTGGAAGAAGGTAAATCCATCCAAAATATAGAACTTGAATTAAAAGATATGCCCGATTTCAATAGACAGCGGGCAAGGACCACTGCAATCACTGAAGTGTTAAGCGCTTCGAATGTGGCACTACAAGAGTCATATGAGCAATCTCCCTCGGTCAGAGGTAAGAAATGGCGGCATAGTGGCGCTAAGAATAGGAAACAGCCGAGACCGAATCACATGATGCTTGATGGAAAGATCATCGATGTGGATAAAGAGTTTGTCATACCCGGCTCAGGCGAGACGTGTATGCAACCGGGAGACACCAAATTATCAGCTAAAGAACGTATTAACTGTGGGTGCATTGTGAGTCCTGTCGTAGACAGTCATATCCTGGGCCTATCCTACGAAGAAAAGATGCAAATCCGGGAAGAGGCAAGACAAGAGCTAGGGTTAACATAATAAATTTAGAGCTGTGCAGTCACATGCTCTTTTTTATGTCTTTTTGTACTCGCTAAGCCACCTACTTGTGAGGGAGGAGGACAAACATGGCGAGACAATTGAAAAATGCGGAAATCACTCACGTGTCATATGTGAATAGCGCCGCAAATAAAAAGAAGTTTTTACTTACTAAAAGTCTTGAGGGCAAACCTGACTTCGAAAAAGATGTTGATGTCATTATCGATAAATCCGATGAAAAGCAACTTGTATACGGCGTAGTTTATGAACCTGATACAGAAGATGCTCATGGGGATTATATGGAAGCGGACGATATTGAAGTCGCTGCACATAACTTCATGAAGGAAGCTCGGAATATTGATACCAATCACGACTTTGAAGCAGGTGTGGGAGAGGTTGTCGAAAGCTACATTGCGCCGGCTGACTTCGAAATCGGCGAGGAGACAATAACCAAAGGCACTTGGGTCATGGTAACTAAGGCTTCTGATGAAGTTTGGGAGTCGATTAAAAAGGGTGACATCACTGGTTACTCTATGGCAGGGACTGCTCAATCGATAGAAAAACAAAGTAACTCCAATACAAAGCCTGAAAAGGACGATAGTGAAGAAAAAACTTTCATCGAAAAGATTAAAGATGCCGTCGGCGAAGCATTGTCAAAAGGCGTGGTCCGAGACTATTACGAACGTAATAAAAAGAGCCGTAATGTTTTCGCTGCTTTCAGCTCTCTTGAAGAAAGCATGTATGACAATTACCAGACGGATATGGAGCAACTGAAAGAAGATGCAAATGAATTCGTAGAACTCATTAATGAGATTTCTTATGAAGAATTGCAGAAATCAAAAGAAGAATATGAAGGAATAAGCAAGGAGGAAGACGACATGAAAGCAGAAGATATTAAAAAGCTTGTTAAAGAAGCTATCTCTGAAGAGGTTGGTGATTTAAAAAATGATATCACTCAGCTTAAAAAAGAAGAGGGACAAACTGAAGAAAATACTGAAACAGAACTTACTGCCGAAGATATTAAATCCACTATAGCTAAGACTATCGAGGAGAGCTTGAAACCAATCCAAGAGGATGTTGATTCTCTTAAGAAAAATACTAAGAGGTCTAACCGATTGGATGATGACGAAGAAACAATCAAGAAAGAAGAAAATGTGGGCGTTTTCGACTCACTATTCATGGGAGGTAACCAATAATGAAGAACAGCGAAATCCTAGATAAACTGCAGAAGAATTTCTTTGGGGTTAACAGTCTTAAAACTGGCGGACAGATGAACCCGACACAATCAGCTAGATTCATTCAAATGATGAAAGACGAGCCGACAATTTTAAATGATGCTCGTACTGTTCGTATGAATAGTGACAACCAGACATTTGACAAAATTGGATTCGGTCAGCGTGTACTTCGTTCTGCTGAGGAATTTACAGAATTACCTGAAGACCAAAGAGTAAAACCGTCAACTGGAAAAGTCAGCCTTTCAGCAAAAGAAGTCATTGCTGAAGTCAACATTTCAGATGACACTATCGAGAATAACATTGAAGATAACAATATCACTGATACGATCGTTAAACTGCTAGCTCAACAAGCGGCACTTGATGTCGAAGAGTTAATTATCAATGGTGACGTTGATTCGGCAGATAGCTACCTTGCTTTAATCGACGGTCTTTTGAAGCAGACTCAGTCTCACATTGTGGACTTAGAGGGTGCAGCATTGACTAAAGAAGCATTCAAGAACGCCATTAAAGTCGTCCCTTCCCGTTACCGCAAACGAATTACTGACAATAATTTCTACATTTCTCATAACAACGTTATGGAGTGGAAAGATAGCATTGTCGGCCGTCAAACAGCTTTAGGTGACAATACACTTGTTACTGGCGGGCATCCAAACGCTTACGGCGCACCAGTTAAAGGTTGTGCAAACTTGAATCCGTTTGATTTTGGTGCTGAAGGTGCTGAAGTTTCGAATGGTATCTTTGTTCATCCTAAGAACATTATGGTTGGTGTTTCTCGTGATATCCGCATTGAGATGGAGAGAAGTATCACTAGGCGTGGTTATATCTTCGTCCTGACTATGAAACTGGATGCTAAATATGAAGAAGAAGAAGCGGTTTCAAAAATTATTAATATCAAGGAGGATTAATCAATGACTCTATTACAATTAACGACACCTAAAAAGCGCTCTGATGGTCCGGGCTGCAAGGTGTATCAGACTAAAAAGAAGAAGTTCGTTGCAGGTACACCTCAAAAGGTGACGCCTCAAGAAAAAACATACCTGATGAAAACCGGTTTGTTTGAAGAGGTCAAGGAAGAGCCTGCACCAAAGACTGATAACAACGATGACGATAACAAAGGTAAAGATAAGTAGCTTGAGAAAGTCGGGGGAGGTAATTTTATGGAAGAGGAAAAGGTAGTTATCACAAATGGTCTACTTGACGATATGGTCAACAGCAAAACTATTAAAGATAACTCTACATTCCAATCTATTAAGAGCATGGATGAATCGTTAATCAAAAGAGCGATAAAGAAATCAACAAAAAAACTTGAGTCTAGTGACTATCTAAACCGAAAATTAGTAGGTTTTGAAGTGACACTAGACCAGTTAGAGAGCTTAGGTATCGCTATCGAAGAGTTGACGATCTCCGCACTGCTTACAAGTTCAGATGAGAAGATAGCAAAGGGTTACAAATCAGAGAGATTGAGTGACTACTCTTACACATTAGGCGAAGGAAATATAAGGGGATATGTAGATATCGATTATCTCATTGAAGACCTCAAATTCCGGCCTGATGGTGATAACGGTGTGAGGATCAGTACGATATGAGCATTGAGTCACTCCTGACAGACCGTTGTGATATCTATCATCTGGATAATGAGAATACGTCCACCCCGACTTTTGGAGTACCGGTTGAAGACTTTCAAAAGGAGTTTAGTTATCCAAAAGACCCTGATGAAACCGTTGTTAAATCGTACTTCTCTGAAGAAAATCAAAATATTGTACAGTCTGAGCCGAACAATCAGATTACCGAAACGCTCAAAGCGTTTTTTTTATTGGAAACAGACATCAGAAAGAACGACAAAGTCGTATTCGATGGTGATAGTTACATTGCTCAAAAACCAAAACAAATCAAAAATAGTCATATAGAAGTCAAGGTGAAAAGGAGTGACAGCCTATGAGTCTAAGAGTGGAAATAATCGGTTTGGATCGGTTGATGACAAACTTCACTAAAGCAGGTAAGGGAGACTTTAAGCGAGAGCTTACCACTTACCTGGATGCTTTAGGGTTTGAGTTCCTGGATATTGTTCAGGAAGAGATCATCCGGACCGGGACCGTAGATACACGTCGGCTGTTATCCTCCTTCAGCAAAGGCGGCAGTGACAATGAGTGGGTTACTAGAAGTGGCGGATTATCACTAAGTGTTGGGACCAACGTAGAATACGCAGGATTCGTTAATGACGGTCACTTCACTGTTGATATAAATAGTGGAAGAGACAGGCGTTGGGTGCCTGGTGTTTGGGTTGGTGACAGCTTTCAATATCAGCCTGGTAATCGAGAAAGTGGCATGTTGCTTAAACAGCAATGGGTTTCTGGTACGAATTATTGGGACAATGCTGAAGCGATATTCAAGAGGGTTTTTGACAAATCCCTGGAACGTAAAATACAACAATGGATAGATAAATACTTTTAGGAGGTGGTCTCTGGTGGATGCTCATTTAGGTAGCTTGATTAACAGGTTATACAAGGTGTCGCCTGGAAGCATATATATAGATAAATTACCTGAAGGATTTAAGAGGCCCTCCATGTATTTTCCTAGACCAGATGTTAACGAATCATCGGGTGGTTTGCAGTTTGAATTTGCAGACCATACATCCAAAGTTACCCTATTCGGGGATGATATTGACGAGGTTTATGGTAAGGCTGTAGATATACGAAAAAACATATTGAAAACTAGAAAGATGATCGAGTTTGTTGATGCTGACGGAAATGCTCTGGGGGAATACTTCAGAGTTTCAAACATACAAATACGGTCGAATGAAATAGATGCGACAGCCACTTTGACTTTTAATTATACGGTCGAAGAAATGTACGGAAGAACAGACTACGTACCGATTGAGTACGTAAATATTGTAAATGAGGTGGTAGAAAATGTCTGAAAATAAAAAACAAAAATCGGCAGCGACTGCTAAAAAGGCAGAAACAAAGTTTAGCCGGGAAGACATTCTCAAGAAGTCCGAAGTATTTAACGCTTCGGGATATATTATCGAGGGCGCTTTACATGGTAAAGGTGACGAGTTTTCTAAAAATGAAGTAAACAGTCACGTGAAAGAATTTTTAAAACGGGAGGTCAAATAATATGAACGGTGGAACATTTACTCCAGGAGTTGAAAAAGTAAGACCGGGTATTTATTTTAATTTTGCTGAAGTAGCGAGAGAGCGAATCGAATCGGGGGAGAGAGGTCGAGTTCTTTTGCCATTATCCCTGCCATGGGGCCCTGTTGGTGAGTTTGTATCATTATCAAACCCGCAAGATGCTCTAAGGAAGTTTCAAACAGCACTCAGTGAGCCGTCATTCTTGCCTGCTAGGGAAGCTTTGAAAGGTGCGAGTGAAGTTATCGTTTACCGCATTAATGAAGGCGATAAAGCAAGTGCGACGGTCTCTGATGGCAGTGGTGGTTCAGGGATGACTGTAACAGCTCAACATACAGGCTCTCTAGGCAACGATATTACATTGTCGATTACTGAGGAGTTGAGCGACTCGTCTAAAAAGTCTGTCAAAACTTACTTTGGTGGGAGCATGGTTGATGAGCAAATCGTCAGCGGTTCAAGTGATCTAGTAGAGAATGAATATGTTGAGTTCAGTGGCACAGCAGAGCTTAATGATCAGGCTTCAATTAAGCTATCTCAGGGTTCTGATGGTACTGCTTCCAACGAAAACTTTGCAGAGTTCCTTGAAAAGGCTGAAAATCAAGCGTTTGATGTTGTCGCTCTTCCGTTGGAGGATGAAGCGCTCAAGGTAACGTTTGTGTCATTCATCAAGACACTACGTGAGGATAAGGGCAAAAAGGTTCAAGGTGTACTTTCTGGATATGGACATGCTGACTACGAGGGTATTATTAACGTCTCAAACGGCGTTGTGATGGATGACGGAACAGAAATCAAAAAGGAAGTCGCTACAGCGTTTGTTGCAGGTATGTCTGCAGGGTCAACGTACACTCGTTCATTGACATTCATGGCTTATCCAGGTGCTACTAATGTAATTGGTGGACCTGTTGGGAATGACGAAATTGTAGATGCCTTAAATGCAGGAGATTTCTTCTTCACTTTAGACCCTCGTGACAGTCAAGTATATATCGAACAAGACATCAACTCATTGCAGAGCCTGAACAGCGTATCTCGCAAGAATAAGATCGTTCGATTGAAAGATGCGATTCAAAATGATTTAACGAATAACTTGAAGCGTACGATTGCAGCTCGTAAGGATGCAGGCGTAGACATTCCGGCAAATGAGGACGGCGAACAAATAGTCACTTCGATGATCATCGGTTACATGAATATCGTTGTTGAGAATGGCGGCGTACTGGATTTCAATACTGAAGAAGATATCACTGTAGCAGTAACTGATCAAGGTGACGGCTTCGATATCAACTTAGCAATCACTCCTATAGATGCTGCAGAGAAATTCTACTTTAATGTGGAGGTTAGATAACAATGGCACAAAATAAATTTAGAGCACAAAACACGATTTCTGGTAAAGAGGGTCGTGTTTTTTTAGATGGCGTAGAAATTTTCCAAGTCAAAGCGATTGAAGCAACGTTAGAAAAAGAAAAAGCTGAAATAAAAGTAATGGGCCGCAGAATCACAGGTCGTAAGACTGTTGGGGCAGGCGGAACTGGCACTCTGACTGTGTACAAAGCTACAAGCCACTATGCTGATATGGCTGAAAAGTACGTCAAGTCAGGAGAAGATCCTTATTTCGTACTTGAAACGGCAACTGATGACAAGTCATCAGGAAGAGGCACTGAAAGAGTAGCGCTCAGAGAGGTCAACTTTGACTCTATGATGGTTCTTAACTTAGATGCGGACGCTGAAGTATTAGAAGAAGAAATGCCATTCACGTTTGAAGACATGGACGTTCTTAAAAAGCTTAGAGGTACTATTTAAAAAGGGGGATTACCCCCTTTTTATTTATCATTTTTAATTTAATTGGAGGAAACAAAAATGAGTAAAGAAAATGAAAAAAAACTAACTGAACAAGAAAATGAAGCGGTTGAAGAAGTGAGCAAAGTAAATGATTTGTCCTTCTTTATGCCGGATAAAAACAAAGAATCAGCACCACAAGAATTCGTTTTATCAAAGCGTTTTAAAGATAACGAAGGAAGAGTTATTCCATTCAAAATGAAAGCAATCACAGTTGAAGAATTAGAAAAAATTGAAAAAGACTGTACTGATTATAAAAAAGTAAGAGGTCAAGGACGAGTTAAAGAGCTTGATCAGAAGCGTTTCTATGAAAAAGTGGCTTTAAACTCGACTGTTTATCCTAACTTTACTGATAAGAAGCTTCTAAAAGCTTATGAAGAGCATGATGCAGTAAATGTCGCTAAAGCTATTTTAAATGTGCCTGGTGAATACACTGCGTGGATTGACAAAGCGCTGAGCGTTAATGAGCTAGATGAGGACTACTCTGAAATTGAAGATGAAGTAAAAAACTAATCGAGGAAGGCGACCCTGATACCGTGTTCATGTACTATGCAATGATCAAACTTCAGTGGTCTCCTTCTTCGTTATATGACTTCTTCCAAAATAATTATGAGGACAGAAGATTCAAAATCTTGATTAAATCACTCATGAAAATCCATATGGAAAATGAGCAAGAAGAAGCGGAAGGAATGAAAAGGAAATCTTAATAGAAAGGAGGAAAATAAATGGCCAGTTTAAGAATAATTGTCAGCATTTCAGATAGGGCTTCAAATAAATTCACTGGTTTAGCAAAAAGGCTCGGAAATCTAGATAAGCGTATGAACAATTTAAACAGACAACACAAGAAGGCGTTGACTGATAAGTACAATCCAACTCCTATGAGAAGACGTTTAAAAGGCGTAAATACGCTACATAGATCACTGAGATATACAAATGTGATGAAACAGAAGGCTTTTACTGACAATTATAAACCATCTAGCATGTTGAAGCGCATAAACCATGTAAGGCAATACAGAAATGGCCTCAGCCAGGCTCAAAAGATAGCCAGAACCGGAATCAGACTTCCGATAAGCGCTAACATGAATGCGTTGAATGGACTAGAGAAAAGAATGAGTAGGTTAAGGGTTGGTAGAGTAAGGCTCAGAGCCTCTGATGAAATCAGCCCTGTAATGCAGCGTATTAGTGGCATGTTGGCAAGAGTCAGACGTGTCCCGGCTATTGCTATTCGTGCAAGGGATGGAGCTACAAATGTTATTAATAGGGTGCTATCTAGTGTCGGAAGAATCAGATCATCTTATACAACTCGGTTAAACGCTATCGATCGGTTTACTGGTCCATTACAAAGGGCAGGCGGAATGATGCGAAACTTTGCCGGTCGGACGTTTACATCCACTATCAGAGTGTTGGATATGGCTACTCGTCCACTTCAAGGTATCGCACGAGCTGCATTTTCTACTCTTGGTATGCTAGGCGTCGCTGGCGGTGCTTATGGTGGTGTTATGATACCACTTAGAATGGTGGCCGACAGACAAGATATCACAACTCAATTTGAAGTTATGCTCGGTAGTGCTGAAGACGCTGCCGGCAGAGTAGATGAGTTGACAGATTTCGCAAGCAGTACACCATTCTTACGTGACGATATTTTCGAGGCGTCCAGAGTGCTTCAAACGTTTACAGGAGATGCTCTATCTACGGGTGATGGACTGAGGCTCATTGGTGACGTTGCTGCAGGTACTAAACGTCCGATCAACGAAGTGGCGATGTGGTTTGGTCGTATGTATGACGGACTTGCTTCGGGGCGTCCTGTCGGTGATGCGACGATGGCACTGCAAGAAATGGGTGCTATGAGTGGTGAAACACGTAATAAAATCGAAGAATTAGCAGAATCCGGCGGCGACATTGCTGAGATATGGCCAGAAGTCACTAAAGAGTTTTCCACATATGACGATATGATGGGAAGAATGTCTGAAAACCTCAATAACTTGCTTCTAGGTGTACGCTCTTTCGGTCAAAATACACTAATGATGCCTTGGGGAGAAGGTTTAGAGTCTGGACTCGGACCTGCCTTAATGGCATTCAGAGAATGGCGTGGAGAAAATTCAGATGTCATGCAAGGTATTAGTGATGATTTAGAGCGATGGGGAAGTGACTTCGGAGACGCGTTAGCTGCTCCCTTTTATGGCATTGGTTCATTATTCGATGAAGCCTTCCAGAATGAAGACTTAGATGGTTTAGGCGAGCAATTACAGTATGTTATGAGCAACGCAATAGATAACGCCAATAAATGGTTGAGAACTACCGGAATTGATAAAATTTCAGGATTTATGGGCAATATAGGTGAGTCGTACGGTGGCGGACTGAATAAAATCATTAATGGCTTGATGGGTACCGGAGACGGTGAAGACGATATATTCACTACTTTGGGTGAATTGGGTCGTGAGTCTGCTGTTGCTTTCGGACAGGGATTCATAGAAGAGCTTGATCCGGGCGACTTAATCAAAAAAGCATTCTCGAAAGTCGGAGAGATTAACGTCGGCGGATTTAAAGATCTATTCGGCAGAATTATTGGTGATGAAGAGTTACAATCTCAAGGCAATATTTGGGGAACGTTGCTTGTAGATGCGATGCTACTTGCTATGGCAACTAAATTCATCCCAGGATTCAAGGGTATTCTAGCCGGATTAGGAACTCTGGGAGGCGGACTGTTGACCGGATTGTTCGGCAAGAGCAAGGGCAAGGGTGGAAAAGGCTTCTTTAAGGGTGGTTTAATAGGCGCTCTCTTTGGCGGTGTTAAAAAGATAGACTTCAAAAAACTATTCGGTGGATTGAAAAATATCAAGCTGCCAAAAGGATTAGGGAAGCTGCTTAAAGACTTTAAAGGTATACCACTTGTAGGAGCTCTCGCAGGCGCTTTCGGTTTGATTACTGGTGATGCTGAAAACATGGGAGAGACGATTGGTACAATTCTAGGTGGCCTCGGTGGAGGTGCTTTAGGATCTTTATTAGGTCCGGTCGGAACTGCTATCGGTGGCGTCCTCGGAGCGATCGGGGGAGAAAAACTCGGAGAGCTTTGGGATACGGGGGTCATTCAACAGAAGTGGTCTGATTTCTCATCATGGTTCAGCAGTAATGTATGGGAACCGATTAAAAGTGGCGCATCCTCCACGTGGGAATGGATTTCTACTAAATCTTCAGATGCGAGTCAATGGGTCAGTGATACATGGTCTGGTCTAACTGAATGGTTTAATTCAACGATTTGGACTCCTTTATCAACATGGGCATCTGAAACTTGGCAGTCAATCTCAAATTCGGCTAGTGAAGCTTGGATATGGATTCAAGAGACGTGGCAAGAAGTCTCAACTTGGTTCCTAGACACAATTTGGAATCCATTGAAAAACTTTGCAATTGACACCCTAAATATTATTGTCGGTCTTTTTATTATGGGGTGGCAAGGCATACAAGAAGTCTGGGGTACCGTATCCGAATGGTTCATCGAAAATATATGGACTCCATTGAAAACTTGGGCGACGGAAACCTGGACTTGGATTACCGAAAAAGCAAATGAGGCTTGGATTTGGATTCAAGAAACCTGGGGCCTTGTGACAGAATGGTTCATGGAGAATGTTTGGAATCCACTCATTGAATGGGCCACTACGGCATGGGGTTGGATTGCAGAGAAAGCCACTACAACTTGGACCTGGATACAGGAGACGTGGTCTTTAGTTAGCGAGTGGTTCATGGAAACTGTATGGAACCCATTAGTAGAATCTGCAACATTGGCGTGGAACTGGATTTCTGAAAAAGCGAGCGCAGCTTGGACATGGATTAAAGAAACTTGGGCGCTTGTCAGTGGTTGGTTTATAGATACTGTATGGACGCCTCTCTCGAACTGGGCTTCTGAAACGTGGAATAAAATTTCAAGTTGGGCAAACGACGCTTGGACCTGGATAAAAGACACTTGGGCGCTTGTCAGTGGTTGGTTCATAGAAAACATTTGGGAGCCTTTAAAATCGTGGGCTTCTGAAACATGGGCCACAGTGACTGGATTTTTCTCGGATGCTTGGACTGCGATTCAAGATATTTGGGCGGCCGTTTCAGGTTGGTTCTCAGAAAATGTTTGGGAGCCGATTAAAAGTATTTTTTCAGACGTAGCGACGTTTTTTGGAGGAAAATTCGAAGAAGCGAGAGGTTTAGTTCAAGGTGCATTCGAAGGAGTTTCTGTATGGTTTGACACCAACGTTTTTGGACCTATAAGTAATGGGCTAGACGCCGTCAGAAACGCTGCTGAAAGTGTTTTTAGCACCGTTTCAAACGCAATAGATAAAGCAAAAGAGTTGGGGTCTAGTGCTACAGGACTGGGAGGCAGTGGTGATAGCGCTCCTGGATCTAGCGGCGGCGGTGCAAGGTATGCGTCTGGTGGATATATTACTAGCAGACAAAACGCTCTGATCGGTGAGAACGGTAACGAATTTGTTATTCCTGTACAAAACAACAAAGGTCAAGGTCGCATGTACTTGAGCCGTGCCGCTCAAATGCTCGGCATGAGAGTAATCCCTCAAGGCGGACCGACTTATTCTGGTGGCGGCGGAACGAGCAACCAAAGCTCATGGCTTAATGAAGCGAGCAGAGGTTCGTATGGAAACGTCCAAATCAATAATTCAGAAGGATCATCAAGCTATAGAGGAGCGACTGAAGGATTAGGTAACAAGGCGTTGCCTGGATTCGAATCAATGGATCAAGCTAGCGAAGACACTGAAGCGGTATGGAAGAAAATCATAGACTTTACGAGCCGATCTTCCGAGACCGTAAGAGGCATTTTTTCTAATCTGGATCAGCGAACGGCTGAAATCACCAGAGGGATGGTCGGAAACGTAAATTCCTCGTTTTATGAGATGCTGTCGAACGCTACTGCCACTTCATTAAATACTCAATCAAATGTCACGGCTTCATTCGCAAACATCAAAGGAAATACTGTCGCATCGGCAAAAGAAATGAGTTCTGGAATTACCGGTTTCTTTGGCAATATCCATGATGATGGAATGTCATTATTCAGTAATTTAGTTGAAGGGTCGAGAGAATTACCAGGCAGGATCGGATCAGCTATTTCAGGCATGGCAAGTAAAGCTGTCGAAGGTGCAAGTTTGATGGGTAACTCAATAATGAGCAAGTTAGACGAAGTTCTAAATGTCGGAATCATTAGTGGTCTAAACAGTGTGCTAGATGCCTTAGACGTCACTAAATTAGATAAGATTGATATACCGACATTTTCAACAGGTACAAGTAACGGCAGAATATCCAGAGGTACGCCAGGAATTCTTAACGACAGAGGCCCCGGAAACGGTATGGGTGGAGCGACACAAGAATTAATAGAGCGTAGAGGTAAGTTATTAATGCCTCGTGGAAAAAATGCACTTGTTGATCTTGAAAGAGGAGATAAAATTTATAACGGTGCACAGACCCAAAGTATCTTTGAGTCTAATCCGTTGCCTCATTTCAGCGAAGGGACCGTCCCGGGAGAGAATGCCGGTTCAGGCACAGGAGATAAGAGCTTGTCTGGCACGTTGTCTGATGTAGTCTCTAATATATGGGATTATGTCATTAGGCCGAAAAAGGCATTCAATGCTATTGTGGACTCCGTTTCTCCAGACTTTAGTGGATTCGGCGGATTCCCAGGAAAAATGCTAAGTGGTGCATGGAATAAAATAAAAGATGGAGGACTCAAATTCCTCACAGACATATTTAAAGAAAATGAGGGCGGCAACGTGGACGGCTCCAGCATCCTCGGCAAGAAGATATTGCAGACGTTCGGACGCTACACAGGCGGCATCAACTTCAACCGTGGACAACATTACGGGGTTGATACTAATCACAAGTTTGATCCGGTTCTCTCCCCGGCTTCCGGAAAAGTTACGAGAGTTTGGAATGACCACGGTGGAGGTAATTCATTAGAGTTAACTAACGCTCGTCATATCTGGTGGTTTATGCACTTGTCTAAAATCATGAAAAGTGTGGGTGACATGGTTAAGACTGGAGATCACATTGCCACGTCTGGCAACTCCGGTAACTACGTAGTAGGTTCGGGGCACTTGCATACTCAAGTACACAACCGCTCTACGGGGGCGGGTAACCAAAACGCCATCGATCCAATGCCGATTCTAAAAGGACATGCAACAGGTGGTTACGTAGCAAATCGCACTTTGTCTTATATTGGTGAGAACGGCAGTGAGTTCGTTATTCCGGTTGAGAGGAACAGAGCTCAAGGAAGAATGTATTTAAGCCGAGCCGCCAATATGTTAGGCATGAGAGTTACACCAGCTTCAGAAAACATGAATAGAGCCGATCAGAGAGTCGGAAAAGTCATCGACTTTAATAAGTATCACTACGAAAGAAATTCTAATGAAAGTGGTGGTTTTGATAGGATTAAAATTCCAAATCCAAAGCCACAACCAAACGGCAGCGGTGGAAATAAAGAGGTTAACATTAATTTTACTGGAGATATCCATGTTCGAAATGAAGAGGATATTGAAAAGATTGCAGAACGTGTTAAGCGCTCTATTATCAGTGAAATAGATGATGAATACCCTGATGGGGAAGTGATGTAATGGCTAAATCAGCTTATCAATTTTGGTTGAACAATGGGAAGTCGAAAATTAGACTTCCCATCAATCCAGAAACGTTAGACATTGACTTAGGTATATATAACGAAACGGTCCGAGTATCTGATTTCGGAGAAGTGACATTCATAAACAAGCCGGGATTGAAAATATTTGATTTCAGTGTTCTACTTCCGAGAGATTGGTTCCCGTCATGTGAATATAAGAATTTTCCGAAACCAAAGACAATAGAAAAGAGATTAACAAACTGGTCAAATGCTAAGGATACAATCCAGTTTATCGTCACGGGAACTGCAAAAATCAATATGAAAGTGACGATAGAAAGTGTTTCATTCAATGAAGGTGCTTACGGTGTCGGAGACTTAGTTATGGCAATACAATTGAAAGAGTACACCGTACCTAAACCTCGTACAATAAAGATTAAAAGACCACCTAAGAAGAAACCGGTCAAAAAGGTTAGTAAACCGAGATCGAAACCTAAGGTGGTTAACAGGACTCACACTGTAAAAAGTGGAGATACTTTGTGGGCCATTGCAGGAAAGTATTACAATAATAACTTACAGTGGAAGAAAATATGGAATAACCCTACAAACAAGAAAATGATGATTGCTAGAGACAAGAGGAATACCTATATGCCGGGCCACTGGATATTCCCCGGCCAATCATTGATTATTCCGAAATGATATATTGTACTCACTAAACCACCTTTTATTGAAAGAGGTGGTTTTTTGATTGAGGTATTTAAGGTCACTAACACCAAATATCAGGAGCTAGTAGTTGAAGACGTAGTTTGGAGTGGGGCCAGATGGAAATCACCGAGAAGAATCGAAGTTAATTGCGTTGTGAAACAGAATGACCAAAGATTTAACTCGGCTGTAGAAGGCGACACCATCCAATTTAAATGGAAGGGCAAAGAACTGTTTAGAGGGACGGTTTTCAAACGTCAATACCCTTCGGAAAATCAAGTGAAAATAATTGCTTACGATTTATTGAGGTATCTCTCACGAAATGAGGATATGTACGCTTTTTCCAATGTTCGACTGACTGATATGTTCACTCGTATTTGTCGTGACTTCAACCTTCCCATGGGCACAGTAGTAAATACAGGACGTAGGTTTAAAAAGATGCTCTTTATTGATGATACCCCTCTGTTAGAAATTCTGATCAAAGGGATAAGGGATACAAGAGCGCAAACGAACAACCTTTACTATGTCAGTGCAGATAAAGGGAAGGTACATCTTAAGAGATATCCAGATCCAACAACCTTGCAGGTTTTGAGTACAGATAGCAACATCATGGATTATACTTACGAAACTTCGATTGAAGAGACGGCGACTCAAGTCAAGGTGAGGTCTGTAATCAACGATAAAATTTATACGAGAACTGCGACAGATTCACCAAATAGAAGAAAGTACGGTCAACTTCAATATGTGGAAATCGCTCAGACTGAGCTTAACCTATCTCAGTTACAACAAAGAGCGAATACGAGATTGTCTCAAAAAAGAGGTGTAAAGCACACTTTGGATAGTTTGAATGTAATAGGAAATCCGATACTAAAAAGCGCTCTAAGAGTGAGAATAGACATACCTGAGTTGAATTTAAAGAAGAATATGTACATCGATACTGACACTCACACTTTCAGTGGGGATCAACATCTCACCACTCTGACTGTTGTAGATCGTAATTTCGTGCCGACAGGAAGTGCTTAAAATGAGTACTAATATAGTTCAAGCATTATCAAAGGTCTTTGACCAAAATGACAAGAAGTCAAAGCAATCGAAAATCGAGCCTGGAGAGGTGACTTCGGTATATCCTCTTAGAATTCGATTGAAGAACAACAATAAATTAATACTAAATAGGGATATGCTTTCAATTACGTCCAGGATAACCGACTTAATCCATAACGAAAGACTTTGGATAGGCAGTAGAGTTCTCGTTCTAATCAATAAAGGTGGAGATGAGATATACGTAATTGACAGGATTGATTAAGGATGTGAGCTGAATGATTATTCCTGAAGTGCAATTTGAAGATGTCTTGGATGAGGAAAACGAGGAAGAAGCGGAAGTTGAAACCCTCGAAACATTCAAGATTGATTTTGAAAGAGGAATTATTACAAGTGAAATTATCGATGAAGTGGAAGCGATAAAGCAATTCGTTTATATTACTTTGATGACTCAAAGGTTTCTACATCCTATTTATTCTCATGATTATGGGTCTGAGATTAAAGAAGTGATTAAAGATAAAGAAATCACAGAAGAATTAAGACTGTCTGAGATACAAAGGATGGTTGAAGAGGCGCTTGTTCATGATGAGCGCATCGAAGCTGTCGAAAATTACGAATATACATTAGATGGTGAGAGATATATTGCTTCTTTCGATGTGGTAACTGTCGATGAAGTAATCAGAATGGAGGAGGTGTACTTGGATGGTTAGATTTGACTCTGAAGAATATTCTTATGAAGAGATTATGGAAAGAATGCTCGATAGAGTGCCTCTGGATATTGATAAACGTGAAGGCAGTGTCATATATAATGCTCTTGGTCCTGCTGCTGCAGAGCTTTCACAACAGTATATATGGATGGATCAGATATTGACCTTAGCGTTTGCTGATACATCGATGGGAGAATTCCTTGAAATGCGGTCAAGAGAAGTGGGAATCAGTCGATATCCGGCGTCTCATGCCTTATATCAAGTTGAATTCAATCTAACTGAGGGTAGTGACAGAATACCGGTAGGCAGTCGATTCTTGATTGACGAGAGTTATTTTGAATTGGTAGATGAAGATACTTTAAGAATTGAAACGCCTGGTGAACCAGGAAACAATATTCAAGAAGGTACTGAAATACTACCGTTAGATAGTTTTGTTGGATTAGAGGGCGTTAAAATAACTCAATTGTTGCAACGTGGGACTGATGAGGAAGATGATGAAAGCTTACGTGAGAGGTATTTCGTAAGAGTAAGACGTGAGGCTAATAGTGGCAACTCAGCACATTATAAACAATGGGCTGAAGATGTTGAGGGCGTCGGAGTCGCTAAGGTATTCCCTCTCTATGATGGTCCAGGGACGGTGAAGATAGTAATCACGAACGACAACTATCAACCACCCATTCAAACATTAGTGAATAATGTCCAAGACCATATATCACCTGCTCCAGGAAGAGGGGAAGGACAAGCGCCTATAGGCGCTACAGTGACTGTTGCCGGAGCAACGTTGGAAGACGTTCACATCACTGCAAATGTTGGACTGCACATCAATAGGACAACTGCAGATGCTGAGGATGAGTTAAATTTATCGTTAAGTCAATATTTAAGGGATAACTCATTCAGGATTGATTATCTCAATATTTCATCGGTAGGCGAGTTGTTATTAAATGCAGATTCCGTTAGAAATTATTCAGATGTGAAAATAAATGGCGTTGCAGATAACTTCAGCATAAACCCTGAAAAGATAGCGAGTTTATCATCGGTGAAATTGGAGCTGATGTAAATGAATAAAGAAGAACAGATGTTGAATTACTTACCAGAGTTCTTAGCTAACCTAAGAGAGTTCAATCAATCGATAAAAACTGAAGCACCTGAGTTTGAAAAGTCATTATCTGAAATAAACGATCTGCTAGATCAGAATTTCGTTATGACAGCCACCTGGGGCCTAGATAGATGGGAACGCATTGCTTATGTAAGTCGTGAGCCTGATTCCACGATTGAACAAAGAAGGCGCAGGATCATCAACCATCTATCTAGTAACCAACCGGCCACACACATTCTTTTGGAGTCGCTAATTAACAACTATCTGACTGATAACTCAGTAGATTTGAAGTTTAACAAAGACAATCCTTACAGGTTGGATATTCACTTTAATTGGCAAGACTTCAATTGGCAGCGGTTATTGGAAGAATTCAAGTTAGCGGTCCCGGCCCACTTAGATTTTACATTTTTTCCGACTGACAGCAATGTAATTGACTTTGGTTATCAATCGAATATCAGGTTTAGGGAATATCATAGAGTCAGAGAAATGTACGTGGGGATGTCACTAACTAAAAGTGTGAGAGAGGTGAGCTTATGATTACATCGTCCTATTTAAGGCAAATTACAACAAATATTATTAATGATATTGAAAGAGCTGCAGTCAACGATAGAGATGCTGAAATAATCAATATAACTCGTCTCAACAATACTCAGTTTGAAATGACATTAAGGCCGCTTGAAGAGATTCCTTCACTCGTGTCGGTGAAGTTATATAACGTTTCAGGACAATTGATGTATCACAAGACAACGAATGTAAACATACAGGATATGTATAACATTGAACTGAAAATAAGAATAGGGGTGCAACAACATGTACAAACCTAAACATTGGGTTCCGGATGACAAGATGACTGATATGGAGTTGAATCGAATGGAAGATGGCATCGATAAGGCCCAGAATTATGTCAAATCAGATGAGTCAGATAAAACTTATGAAACAAAATTGAAAGCTAGAAATGGACACTTAGTTGTAAGTGTGGAGGAGGTTGAATAATGGCAGAATTTACATTACCTAATGCAGAGCAAGCAGAAAGACTGATAGCGGCTATTGGAAAAGGGAATGAAACAAGGACTCCCGATGATCCTTACGGTTCGCCGGGACCCCAATATATAGAGCGGGGCAATAAACAAGCCGGCTTTTATGGATTTGTAAAACCGAGTGAATTCGGAATAATTCCAGATGGGGAAAACGGCATGGATTTTAACGGATCTAACCTAGCTCAAGCAATCGGGCTTTCTGCGGGCACACTCATGGAATCCAATACACCATGGATGAAATTTTCGTGGAATGGAAAGATATTGTTTGTTCCTTTGAAACCTATACGCCGAAGCTTGAGTTGGGATAGTATTTATCAGGCTGGAGCTGTTTATGGAACAGGGTCAGGCGATCCATCAGATGCAGAGTCTTACATGCTAGAGAATGACTCTAGATATGTAGCGTCAGAGGACAGAGTCTCTCAAGACGCCAGTGTAACCGTAGGAAACCTCAGTTACACAGTCAGACTAATGAGAGGTGCAGCGAGTGATCCTCAAGATAGTTATTACGATTCTGACAGAGGATCTAATGGTCCTGAGAACGAATGGAATCATCTTATCCCACCGTTACACGAAAGAGCGCCTAACAGTTTCAGGTACAACACTCATGCAGGATCACCTACCGCTGATTGGGATATCGGCTTAACAGACTTTGATTTAAGGACTCATCATACGCTAGGGGTAGGCTCTTATACATGGTGTCAAGAGTTTAGTGACTACATTGATACGAATGAAGAAACTGGAGAGGAAGAGACACGACGTCGTGTCTTCCGTGGCTACTATGGAGCTTCGTACCTCTATGCGTATCGTTCGTCGTTTGTGAATAATTATAGAGGTTGGCGTCCCGTGCTTGAACTTTCCTAGGCGCTACACTCTTCGCAAAGCGAACGGCTCGGCGCAGGCCGAGCGGAGCATTAAAAATAATATATGAAAGCAAGAATGCAATGACAACAAACCTAATTTTATACAAACGTTCAGAGGATTTACTTTATAAGATTTATCCGAGATTGTCGAACTATCCAAAGTCGGAAAAGTTCAGTTTATGTCACACAATCAAAACAACATTATTCGATATGCTGAGTTTCATTACAATGGCGAACAATGTTAAATCGAAACGCCTGACTTATTTACAGGAAGCTGATGCTAAACTGCAGATGATGAAAACTCTGAACAAACTATCGAAACAAAGAAAATATATAAGTGTCGGGTTTTTCAAAGAAGTGGATATGGAATTGACCGAAATAAATAAACTTCTGAGAGGCTATATCCGCTCTGTTATTAAATAGAAACATTAAGGATCAAACTATCAAACGTCGTGTCAACCGTGGCAACAATGGAGCTTCGAACCTCAATGCGAATAATTCGTCGAATGTGAATAATAATAGAGGTTGGCGTCCCGTCCTGGACAAGGATAATGATTACTGAGGTCACGGCTTCAGTAACAAGACTTGAAAAGTTCAAGAGAGTTTGGTTCTTTCAGCGGTGCTGATTCAGTACGAACTGTAAACACATGAACAGACATCACGCTTAGTACGAAAGGAAAACCGGGGAAATGTCGAAATCTAGATTTGATAATTTATTTGAAGATATTATAGAAATAGAAAACCTTGATTGGGCGTTTAAGAAAAGTATGAAGGGTAAGAACAGATTCAGTCGTGATGCTATTATATTTTCAGTTAATGAGACTTATAACATTAATAATCTCAGGCGAAAATTGATTAATGGCACCTACACCTTTTCTGGTTACAAAAGATTTATGGTGCATGAACCAAAGGAACGAATTATAGATGCTCCTTATCATGTAGATAAAGTGGTCCAGTTAGCCACAGATAGAATTTTGAAGCGGGTATATCAACCTGCTTTTATTTTTGACTCATATGCTTGTTTGGACGGCAAAGGTACTCATAAAGCAGTTGAAAGAGTCTCTGAATTCTTCAAACGTGCAAGTGTCGAGTTCGGAGAAGAAGCATTCATTATCAAACTGGATGTTAAGAGGTTCTTTTATACAATTGATCGGCCGACATTAAAAACCATCGTGAGGAAGAAAATAAAATGTCAGAGAACATTGAGCTTAGTAGATCATATCATCGATAGTGCAGATGAAATAGACTCTGTCGGTATGCCTCTTGGAAATACACTCAGTCAATTATTGACGAATGTCTATATGAATGAGTTTGATCAGTTCTGTAAACGCAAACTAAGACTAAAGTATTACATCCGCTATGCTGATGATGTAATTTCAATAGTTAAAAACAAGGATGAAGCGCTGCTTATTTTAGAAACAATGAGTTATTTTCTGAAGGCAGTGTTGAAGCTTGATATGCATCCTGGTAAATCCAGAGTATTTCCGATTGAACAAGGCGTCAATGCTTATGGTTTTAAAATATATAGAACTCATAGGTTGCTCAGAGATGATTGCAAGAAAAAGATTAAACGGAAGACTAAAAAGATGCCGGACTTGATCAGAAGAGGAAGATTATCAAAAGAGACTGCAGAAACGATGTTAAACAGTTGGTATGGTCATGCAATGTACGGGTCGAGTTATAATTTCGTTGAAAAATTAAAGAGGAGAAATCCTTTTATTTATCAAGATTTTAAAGGTCGATTGAAGATTGATGAAAATATTATTAAAGAAGGTGTGATTTAATGCTGCAGACAGTGAATGGAGAGTTAAATTTTCCGCTTCACAAAGTGGTGTATAAGCAACATGGCAAAGAATATAGCGCTTATACAAATGATAAGAAGTGGTGGGAAGACTTTGCTGAAAAATGGAAGCATACAGAAATTGTTGAGTTCACCACTCCAGAATTCACAGATGAGCAACATCGACGTTTGGAAGAAGTTAAAGACTTAGATGAAGCATACGCTCATTTTGCTGAACGCTACGCTTTGCAAGGCTTATTTCCTGATGAATTAGAGGATAAAGAGGAGAGAGTGAGTAATCACCCTCTGAAGGAATTACAACTAGAAAAAAGATCTACATCTCTCGGACAGCAGAATACGGCATTAGAAATTGAAAATTTTATGCTGAAAGGGCAAGCGCAGAATCTCGGGCAACAAAATACAACTTTAGAATTAGAGGATATGATGACAAAAGGGCAAATCGAATCTCTGGGACAGCAAGTCACAAGCTTAGAACTACAATTATTACAAAGTAATTTGGAGGGATAAAAATGAATTTATTCGAATCTTTAAAACAGCGCTTTGCATGGAATTGGGTGCGATTAGATCAGCTGAAAATGTATGTGGTATTAAATGCAATCACTCCTGAGCAATACGAAGAAATTTGTGGAGAGAAATATGAACAGTAAAGAAGTTTTAGAGTTACATGATTTAATACAACAACAATCCGCAGTAATTGACCATCAAATAACAGTGATATCAAATCTTTTGCTGCTGATTGGAGAGTATTCATCTGTAGAGAAATTTATTAGTGAAGACTGATAAAAGGGTGGTAGGTGGGCGGATGGGTGGAGACTCCAATTAATAGGGCCTCCGGGTCCTATTTATTTTGAAGAAAGGGGTTGATGTCATGTGAAAGAAAAAGAAAAACAACTGACCAACCTAGAATTTGAAGCTATGTTTTCACTATGGCTAATTGGCGTTTTCATGATTATTAGAGGGCTTTCCTTAGTATTGACAAGCAATGAGAGTGTCAATAATTCGGAATTATATACAGCTATGGATAATATCATCCCTTTTCAAATTTGGGGTGTTATTTTTATTACAGGAGCAATCGTCGTTATTGGTAGCTCAGTATCGCAAACGATTAAAAAATATTATGGCTTAATTGCTGGAAATGCTTTGGGTGTTATTGTTGGTTTCCCCTTTTCATTCATCGCATTTTCAGAAAGTCACATGGCAATAACGCAATACACAATAACTTTAATTGCTTTTTTCAATGCGGTTTTAGTCATCCACGGAGGAGTGTGCATATGGAGAGAGAAGAGAAAAATCCGTACGTTACGCAAATTGAATTAGAGAGAGAATCAAAGAGGCTTTCTGAAAAAATTCAATATGTGGACGAAAAGCATACTACTAATTATGGTAATTTGGCAAAGGTATTAGCAGTTTCCCAAGAAACGAATAAAAATATAGTGAGTAGTAACAACAGATTGAGCCGTTCGTTTGATAACTTCTCTACAGAGCTAAAAGACGAACTCAAACAAAATCGTCAAAGTCACCAGGAGTTAAGAGAAAAAGTTGGTAATCATGATACTCAACTTAAGGATCATAATAAATTCATTCTGAAACAACAGGAAATTGCAGACAGTAAAAAAGGTCAACTTTTAAAGTGGGTAGTCGGACTATCCGCTATTTTTGTTGCAATAATTGGGGGGATATTCAGCATTGTCGAAGTGATTATCCCTTATTTATTAGAGGGGAGGTAAGGAAATGGAAAGAGAGCAGTATACAGTTGATGAAAAGCGTATTAAACAAGAGGTAGAGAAAGAGAAAAAGACAGGTTTGATTAATCAGATTTTAGCCATCCTCGTTGCATTCTCTGGCTTTGCAGGTGTGGCTGGATTTGGAATGGATTGGTTGAATGAAGAACTGATTAACTCATTCGGTATTTTATTATATGCAATCGCTGCATTTGGATATACCGCTTATAACATCTGGAAGAATCACTTCAGCGGCAAGAAAGCACAAAAACAGAATGAAAAATTGAAAGAAGAAGGTTTGAAATAAGGGCATCTCATTTAATCAAGAGGTGTCTTTTTTGTGAATAAATTTAAGGAGTGTTTTAAAAATGGCGAAAGATAATGAAAAACAGTCCAACAAGAGAAATCAAAAGAAGAAACAAGATAAAAAAGTGAGTATGGATCCTACAGTTTTAAATCCAGAAACAAAATTCGGCGGAGGCGGTGGTACTGATGACAAAAAAGATTAATCCAATCACGGTATTGCAAGAAGATGGTCACAGAATCACCTCAAACCCTCACAAGTACTATGATGATTACGGCCCCCCGGCAAAAGGTAAAAGAAAATTTGGGGACCGTCGTCACATTGACGGAAACGGTAATAATGTAGACTCTTTTTGCGGGGGTGATCATAATGCCTTTGATACAAGCAAGGGACACAGAGAGCCTATGCACGCTTTTGCACGCATGACGGTACTGAACGGGACAGGCTGGAATACATTCGGTTGGACGTTTGTGGGTGGATTTGTGGATGCGGACGGTAAGCACAGGCAAGTGATTTATGGTCATTTATTCGACAATCCTTTGAAGCGTTTAAAGATAGGGCAGAAGTTGAAAAAAGGTGATGTTGTTGGTTATCAGGGTGCATCAAACAATTTAGGCATTTCAATGCCTTCCCATCTGCATATCCAATTTCAAAATTATGGCGCTTTGGCTGCTAAACCATTTACGTGCAATGGTATCGATCCATTGAAGATTGATGTGAGTAAATCATGGCCGGATATGGCAAGCTACAATAAAGACAATAAATCTAATGCTAAGGGCAGTGATGGAATGATTATTGATGTATCACATCATCAACCTGTAAAATCAATCAACTATGCAACGTTGTCCAAACATGTAGATCACGTTATTATTCGGACAATGGATGCAGATATGATTGATAGGGCATACAAAGAGCATCATGCGAATTTCCGTAAACACGGTGTGCCGACTGCGGCTTACGCCTTTTTCAGGGCACAGAATAATACACATGTGAAGAATGAAGCGAAAATGTTCTGGGATCGAACGAAAGATTTAGACCCGACTTTCTGGTGGATTGATGTAGAGACATCTCCACACTCGAACATGAAAGCGGCAGTTAATATTTACATTGACGATTTAAGACGACATGGCGCTAAGAAGATTGGATTATACATCGCTCACCATCTGTATGAGCAGCTCAACCTAGACACATCTAAAGCAGATGCGGTGTGGATTCCACACTATGGTTCGGGCAGTAGCAGTCCATATAGCAAGCCGGCATTCCCAGCAGACATTCATCAGTATACAGAGCATGGACGTCTACCAGGGTACAACAGCAATCTTGATTTAAACCGCATCATCAGTGATAAATCTTTAGAGTACTTTACAGATGGTAAGAAATCTAAGAAGAAACCTTCATCACCTGCACCATCTAAACCAAACCAGTCTAAGCCGAAAAGCAATAAAATAACTGGTTCGACTTATACGGTTAAATCAGGTGATACGTTAAGCGGTATTGCAACCAGAGCGGGAACAACTACTAAGAAGCTTCAAAACTTAAACGGTATCAGCAATCCTGATTTGATTAAAGTCGGTCAGAAGTTGAAATTGAAAGGTTCTGCTACATCGACGTACACTGTTAAATCAGGTGATACACTTTCTGGTATCGCTTCACGTTTTAACACATCAACTAAAGCACTTCAAAACTTAAACGGCATTTCTAACCCTAACAAGATTTATGCAGGTCAGAAACTTAAAGTATCTGGAGCGGCTTCAACACAGTATCACACTGTAAAGTCAGGGGACACAGTCGGTCACTTGGCTCAAAGATATGGTTCAAGTCAACGTAAAATTGTTAGTTGGAATAATCTAAGAAGTGCTGATCAGATTTATGTTGGTCAACGATTAAGAGTTAAGTAATCATCTGTAGCACTCATTGGAGGTGATGCAACACTGGTCATACCGTCACTCTAGCCAATAACGAAAATTCAATTTTTAACACAATATAATATATTGGTTTCTTAGCCCCTTCTAACTTGCCGGTCAGAAGGGGTACATAATTGTTCATATTCAAGAACATACGTTTGTTCATTTGTATCTTTCCATGGTATACTATAGTTGTGTAGTTAAGCTGTTAGCCTCCCCGCTAGCAGCTATTTTTATTTCGATATTGAAATGTATAGTAAATATCTGTAAGATTTGGTTAACTACACAATGAAAGAGGTAATGGGGATGTCTAGAACTAAAGTGGTAAATATCAATGTTTTTTATTCTTGTGCTTTCGAGGAAAATGAAAAATACAGTTACTTATCTCTTAAAGAATTGTTCGATACAATCAAAGAAGAATATGAAGATGACAACGAATTTAAAGTAGTTAAAAGTTATAATTTTGATCCTATCAGAATAAAATCTGTTGATGTATCTAATATAACTGGTTACTACCATATCATTATGGAGAGATTAGATGACAGACCTCTTAGTAAAACCACTATTTATGGTGAATCTACTGATCTTGATTTAAAAGCAAATGAGTATATCGGTCATGAAATAAGTATTCTATATGATCCGACGAAAAATGTAATGCTCGTTCAAAGAAACATTAGTTCCTTAAGCCCCTCAGGAGTGGAGAAATTTATAGATAGTTTATATTTCGATTATTACGAGGAGTTTGCCAACTTCAAACTTGTTGCAGCAATAGATCATAGAGCGAAAAGCAAGGCATTAAGTAATGATATATTCAGAAAGATTACTCTAAAAGTCACTGGTGAAGACACTGATGATTTATTATTAGGGGTTTCAGGAAATAATTATGAAGGGGTTGAAAGTGTTGAAATTGTTATTTCTACAAATAGGGCGAAAGACTCTGAACTAGATTACAGTATAAGTAAAAGAATTTTAGAAAACTGGGTAGACCATGATAAAGTAGAGAAACTTTCAGTCAAAACAAAGGAGACAGAGGATACCCCAATAGAAGAAATAGACCTATTGAAACACTCCTTAAAAAGGACTTTAAAATATTCCTATCAAGAAGGAGTAGAATTAAACGCATATCGTATTTATTCAGATATGGAGAACTTATATAGAAATGATGATGAAGCTATTTCCTTACTTGTTTAG